AGGGATTGGACCCATATTGCAAACAATCCCCGGCCGCTGGCGGGCTGCCGATCAGATACGCCATCGCCAATGTGCTTGATCCATTGCCGAACTGATACGTGTTCGACCCGGTATCGTAGGCGATTGCCCCCGCAGCAGTTGGTGCGGCAGCGAGGGACGATGGGACAGTTAGGGCGGTAGACGCCGCAAAGCTGTATGCAAATGCTCCGAACGTAGCGGCAGAGTCGGTGTATACCGTGGTAGAGAACTGTTGCGGCTTAGTCAGCGACGATTGCCCCTGAATCGATGAGGGAGACACCCATATAGCGACCTGCCCACTGCTGGGCGTCCCTGAACTCGTGACGTTTCCGCCGCCCGCAGGCGTTGCCCATGTCCCATCGCCGCGCCAGAATGTACTGGTCGACGCTCCTGACCCGCTGGCTAGATTGGACACCGGCAAATTGCCGGATACATCTGAAGACAGGCTGACCGCGCTCCAAGTGGGCGCACCGGCCGCTCCGTGCAGCACGGTAGTTGTGGTGCCTAGGGATAATCCCCCGAACGCGCCCGAGTTATTAAACTGCAATGCGCCATTTGCTCCTGCCGGACTTCCGCCACCACCGCCGCCGCCAGCCTGCGCCGTCCAGACGTTGGTGGCAGTACAGCCATACAGATTCGAGCCGGGAATCTGGGCGGTATTAAAGAACACCATCCCGACTGAGCACGTGCTGGGATTCGTCGGTCCATTCGGTATCTGAAACTTTGCCGTTACGCTCAGTCCCGGTAGCGGACTATTCCCTGACAGAAACAGATCGAGAGAGACAAAGTTCTGATTGAGAGGGATATTCCAGTTAGGATCATGGGCATTGGGCAAATTCAGCCCAATATTCGGCGTGGTCTGCGCAAGCACCGCACCGCACGCTGCGAGCGTAAGCACGCACGCTTTCATAACGCGCGCTAGGCGCAAAGGCAGACTATTCATTTTTGGGGTCCTGAAAAAGTGGTTTAGTTCTGAATCCAGAAACTGGTGGGCGGCTCAGTGGTCATAGTGAAGCCACCATTATGCGTGGTGCTGCAGTGTAGATAATCGCCAACAGCCATATGCTCAGAGAACGACACCTGGTTGGTAGTGAAGGCTATGCTCGTGATTACATTGGGCGCAATAGCAACTTCTGTATCAACCCCTCCAACGTTATGAAAGATTCTTACCTCGAAGAACCCGCTGGATGTGGTGTCGGCAGACTTGAATTGACATGAGCCGGTGTAGTTTCCAGCAACCGCCGCAATAAATCGTTCCGGATTTACCGTGTTCGAATGCGTGATCGCTGAGCCGGTATTGTTGGCATTGTTTGTGTCGAATGACAAATCAGTATCGGTACTGTCTGGTATGACTTGCCCCGTTGACTGTGTCGCCTTTATCCACGTCTTGGCACAGGACCCAGCAATCAATTGGCTACTGGAGTTGCTTCCTAGGCACGCTTGACTGGCAGGAACTGACGCGCCGTTGATAGTCGTGGCGTTCCCAGACGAGCCGCCTGCGGCTGGAAACTGCGTGATCTGCGCGTAGGCGAGTAGCGCGATGAATGATAAGGCTATGAGTCGCATGATTGGCCTAGTTGGTGAAAACGAATTCATAGGTGAGTCCGGCACCGCTCGCCTGCACGGTTATCCCGCTTTGCGCGAGCACGCCGAACGGCGCATTGAATACCACGTCCGTACCGGCCGCGATCACTTGCGCATCGAGCGGCAACGGTTGGGGCGATCCCTGTGCGTCCTTGATCGTGACCGTGACGCTGCTGCCACCGGTAGGATTGTGTAACCAGATGCCGATGATGTGGGCCGTGTGAGCCGTTACGACAGTTGATGTCTGCGGCATCACCTGTGAAACAAACTCTAATGGACCTCCAAACCCGAAGGAGTTACCCTGCGGTGGCCATTGCCCATTACGGTTAATGATTGTCGGCGGGGCGGCCAACAGTCCGCAAGCACATAGACCTACGGCCAGCAGATACAACTTTCGCTTCATGATTTGCTCCAGATGAGGATTGGTGAGACTAGAAACCGGACGGGGCGCTAAAATCTTCTACCGGCGCGGGCGGCGGTGCGCCTTGATACAGCCGCGCTCTCAAGACCCTACGTGGCGGCACGATGGCCACACGTCCACCGGGCGGCGTTACGGCGCGCGTAGCGGCGATGGTATACGGCAGGCTGGCCGGGGATGTCGCCGTGCTTTGGACCTCAACGCCTTCGGGAGAATGCGCTGTGACTACCGGCGCATCGGGAGGCAGTTGGCTCTTGTCTGGACTCCCCATCCCGAACTGCGTGCTGCCCAGTATTTCAGGTAATCGATTCTTGCGCGCTGCGGAGTGAATTGCAGCTTTCTTTATTTGCCCTGGATCGTAAGCGTATACATTGCCGTAGGAGTCACTCGTGATCGCCACTCCGGGCGGATAGCGCTGCGGCGCGGGCGTGCCTTTGGGCAGCATTACAACTTTACGCAGACCCTGACCCAATTGCGCGAGTTGCGTGGCAATTGTAGCCGGATGTTCGGGAACGGTGGCCGTTGCTGCCGTCGGAGGCAGCGGGGTGGTTGCGGTCACTCGCTGCACATCCGACGGCTCTGGCGGTTCCTTCTGCTCCAGCGGTTGCGAATCGACAATATCCCAACCGGATATCATTGCTGTCCGTCCACTTGGGTTATGGTGCCGTTCTCGTCTTTTCGGATGGTCAGGCCATTCCTGAATTTGTAGGTTCCCGGCGCTAGATTGGCCGTCACGTCAGGCGGCGGCGTCATGGCGGCAGCACCAAACCGGATTACGTTCTGTGGAATATGCGGCGCAACTGCAGCGGTCGCTTTTCCCAACTTCGTAGCCGCTGCGCGGCTGAGCGCAATACCGAGCTTCGATTTGACCTCGGGACTCTCCAGCGCCATGCGCAAGTAGTGCGCCGCCGCAATCGCCGTTCCCGTGCCGATACCGCCCTCTACGTGCCCAGTTCCCGCCCCCGCCGCAGCAGCCGCAATCGCCGCGAAATAGGGGGTAATGCGCTTGTTTCCCTCGCGCACCACGAACGTACTCAGCGCCCGGTCTAGATCTATGAGGCTGCCTTCATTCTGGTTGAGCGATCCGATTAGCGGATACGCCTGCTCCAGTTCTTTGCGTAGCGCGTCCGCTAGAACCTGTTTGGCCTCGGTCTTCATCGGGACCGGTTCGCCCGTCCATGCCTTCGGTGTCTCCCTGCGAACCTCATCATACAGAGCCTTCTTGGTGGTTTGCGCTTCCGGCCCGTTGAAGTTACCCCCCATTCCTTGTGGCGCGCCCTGAATTCCGCCGTGCCTGTTTAGGAAATTCTTCTCGACTTCGTCGATGGCGTTGATGTAGGACGGGTCGCCGGAACCCGCCGACCATTTCACGCGCAGATCATTCAGCCCCTGGACGATTTTCTGCGGATCAATCTTTTTGTTCGGGTCCTGATGAATGATGTCTGTAATCTGATCATTCAGCGCTTCCCATGCTTGATGCGCTTGATTCTTTCCGGCTTCGCTTACCGGGATACGATTCTTCAGCCCAGCATCCACCACACTATTCGCATAGTCGATACCCTTGGACGGCGCAGGCATCACCGAAGATTGATACAACTGCCTAGGATCTAGATAGCGCCCGAATGCCTTCCCGATGGCCGAAGTGATGAACCGCCCAGTGCCTTCGGATAGCCCCTGCCCGAGCGCATCCAATCCGACATTCTTGCCGAACTCCGCGAACGATTTGGGAGCTTCCGGAGATCCCAGCGCCACGTCCGAACCCTGCTTAATCGCCGATCCAGCCGCGCCACCCGCGCCCGCATAGAGCATTGCGGCAGGTATTCCAACTTCCGGCGCTAGAAGACTCCCGACCAAGCCACCCGCCGCTGGCAAATAGCTCGCCATGCGTTCAGGCAGGTCACTCGGTAGTGTCGGACTCACGTCGCTGTTGTGCGGCAGCAACGCTGGTGCTTGGTATTTCGCAAACGGATCACCAGCGGCATCTGGTTGCGCCGGTTGCTGATACTTTGCAAATGGATCGTCAGCCATCTATTTGACTTTCGCGCCCGGGTGATCCTTTATGAACTGGTCCGCTTGGCTGGCGTGGATCTTGCCGGTTCGTCCGTCCGGCAGTGTCGCCGTAACCATTGCGTCTTGCGGGACCGCCTGCGCCGCTTCTCCCGGCCCAGTACCAGATTGGCCGCTACTGCTTGGCAAAGAGCCGCGCTTTTGTAGTCTCTGCCGGGTGGCATTGTCAAAATACTTGCCGGTAGGGAAGTCCTGATTGGTGGCCGCCCTGTAGCGCTGGTAAATTCCCTCAAACTGACTGTCCATCAACTGATTGACTTCGTCGAGAGCATCCTTACGCACGCTCTCTATCGGGGAGAGCAGGTTGGCCTCTGATCTCTTGGCTTGGTCTTGGGTCAGTACGCCGCCGCTCACGAGCTTTCCGAACTCCTCCGCGATTGCGTTCGAAACGATATGCAATCGCCGCTGAGCACCAGTCGTATTCGTTCCGAGCAGCGGCGAGAACCCTAGTGCTGATGAATTCTTATCGAACCGATCCAGATGGCCCATGATGCGCGTGATGGTGCCAAGATTCTGCGCGTCTTTGCTGTTCTGGAAATTCTTCTTCCCGAGATAGCGCCCTTCTGTATACGTTGGGTCGATCTGGTAAACCCAGTCCATCGTCTGGTTGTAGTTTTTGCTACGTGGCGATGGTGCTGGAATGTCGCCGTTCGCAATTGCCTTGAGTCGCGGTAGATCTGATGCGGGTGGCGGCGTACTGACTTCCGCCCCATTCCCCGCTGCCGGGGTTCTCATTTCGTGCGCCACTCGCACCTTGTCCGCTTGCTGCGCCCTCAGCGCTTTCGCAGGATCACCGCCGTTAGCGTCCAGATAGGATTGCCATTCGCTGGTGTTGTGTTCCTTGTTGTTGACTCCTACCGCCGCCTGATATAGCGAATTAGGTACGGCAGTTCCCGGCTTGACACCCATCACGCTTGCAAGGCCCGGATCCGTGACTACCATCGTCTTTTCTGGCTTCTCGTACTTGCCAGCCGCAACCCTGACGAGTTCAGTGGCGGTCGACGACGGGATCTTGCTTCCCACTTTCAGGATGTCTCCGCTGGCAGCCGCCATTTCCGGCGTAACTTCGACCAATGGCGGCGTGCGGCCCAAACCCTCCATGTAATCCGCGTGGGCCTTCTTGTAGGCGATATCCGCCGCAGTCCCGGCATTCTTCCACCACGCTTGATTGCGGGCGGTTTCTGTCTCTGCGGCTTGCTGAAGCGGCGCGACGCGCGATTTCCATTCGGCCAACTTCTGACCGTAACCCGGCGCGAGGATGTTCTGACTGAGTTCGTTCAGGTCGATCGGGTTGCGTGTTCGGCCTGCGGCATTGGAATACCCGGCAGCGGCACCCGCACCCGCGCCTGCGAGTCTCTGCCACCACTTCGGTTCCGGTAGGACCGGCTGTTTAGCAAGCTCTGCTGCGAGTGCTTGGTTAGCCGGTCCCACGACGGGCGGGGGACCACCGGAATCCGTTGGCGGCGGTGCGATCGGAGGCGCGGCCACAGCGACAGGAGCGGGACCGACTGGCAACGCAGCGCCCGGATCAGGGACGCCTCCGCGCATTTGCGCAAGCTCCTCGTCGGTCATCGGAGGAAGCAAGTCCTCGTCGTCGCCGATGTAATTGACGCTAGCCACGTTGCCCCTTATACGGCTGTCTGGTCTTGGCCGCTGGCATCTTCGCCATGCTTGGGCGGGTCTTTGCGCCAGCGCGGTAAGACAGCGGCACTACCGCTTCGTTCTTTTGCAGCCGCACTTCCGTAGGCTGAGTGAAGATCCCGCCTCTGCCCTGCGGCATGCCTCCGTCTTCGAGATAGTGGTGAGCAATATTCCCCGCCGCTTCGCCGATCTCCTGATACGGCGTGACCTTGCTCCACGGCTGTTGAGTCATGGGTTGCTGTGGCTGTTGTGCGGCCATCTTGAGCCGCTGCAGCCATGAAGTAGGCGCGGATACTGGAGGCGCGCTCTCAGCAATCGCCACGTCCGGATACAGTTCATATCCACCCGATGGCGTTAGGTCTATCCCGCCGTCTTCGTAATAGTTGTTCGGCCCGCTCGGGCCGCTTTTCAAATCTATAATCTTTTCGGGACCAGCCTCGCCAACTACCGCAGGAGTTCCTCCACTTTCTATTCCACCGTCTCCCAATTTCTTTAATCCGCCAAGACCACCAGCAACTGCGCCCACTATCTTGTCGAACGTGGAAGGCAATTGCGCTGCAGTCGTGGTGGCCTGCGCTTGTCTGCCGTACTCGTTCTGGGCATTCTGGTTCTGCTCCTGCTGCAATCCGCCGTAGTAGTTCAGCGCCTGATCCTGCTGTCCGAGCCGCGCATTGCCGATAGTCTGCTCGCGTTGCGCTGCCGTATTCGATGCCGCAATGCGGGCCTGCGTCATGGCATCCCCAGCCGCCGCACCACCTTGCTGGGCCGCGCGGGCTCGATACGTGGCTAGCGCTGCGGGATTTCCTCCCGCTGCGGCTGCCGCCCGTTCCGCCGCTCCAACTGCGGCTTGATTTTGGACCCCGGCAGAGATACCCGCGCCTGTGACGATTTGCTGTTGCTGTTCCGGTGTGAGTTCAATCCCAGCCGTTTCCGCTGCGTTATAACCGCCTAGACCCTGCGCAAGCGGGTCCTCAATTCCACCCAGATAGTCCTGCGTGGCGTTGCGCTGCTGCTCGGCGAGCTGCGCGCGCTGCTTTTCCTGATCGCTTAAATTAGTAAGACTTGCCATGCATGTCCTTTATGGGGTGAAGCTCTTGAGAATTCCGTTGGTGAAGGCCAGCGTGCTACTGCCGGTATTGGCCGCATTGCCAACTACCGCGCTCACCGTTGCCCCTGCTGTGATCTGCGCCTGAATAGCCGTTATGGCCTGCTGCATCGACGCGACGGTAGTTTGCATTATGTTGATCGTGGTCATCAGGTCGTCTAAATCCTTAGCGGCCGACTGCAACGCAGGCTGGCCGGTCGAGCGCAACTGCATTTGCGATTGAAGTTGGAAGGCCATAAACTACCGGTTGAAAAGACCCTGTTTTTCGTAGGGCTTCAGCATTGACAACTCCCACCAATCCCCTACTGCGTTTGTGCCGACGCGAATCGTATAGTTCTCGATCTGCGAAATGTCAAACTTCAGCCCGTACATGATGCCAGGATCCGGAGTGAGCGTTGCCGGGACTCCTGCGGTAGATTGCAATTGCGGATTCACGCTGATCACGTGACCAGGACCATAGACCCAGCAAATCGCCGTTCCGCTTCCGCGTATCCACACATCGCAATAACCGACGCGAATCATGTTCGAAATGATCTCGTTCCCGCGCGCTAGGCCGCACTCCCAAAAACTCTCGATGGCATGGCCTTGGTCGGCGCGCACCGTAGCGTCGAAATGCGCCATGCTCCCTGCGGCAGAAGGACCAATCCACAAATTAGATTGATTCGTGCTGTCTTCCTTGACTACGCCTAGCGCACTAAACACTGCCGGATTAAACACATCGATTCCGATATCCACCGTGTTGTACGTCAGTCCATTCGTGTAGTCGATCACGAACATCGCATTTGGCTCAGTGACGCCCACTCCGAACGGACACCCAACATACAACTTGTGCGCTACCGTGTCATCGGCCATCTGAATTGCATAGGCCGCTTTCCAGTTGACGGTTGCCCATTCGTCCTGCAGATATGTCAGTGGCAATTCAGCGTATGACCCAGTGAAAAGATATACTCCCGATTCCGTAGTGATCCACGCATAATTCCCGCCCGTTCGATAGCAAACGCAATTCGCAAATGGAGCACCGAGCGCATCAGATACCCGGACCGGGGGTGCCCACGTCGCGGGAATGTCATTGTTGTCGGTCACGTACGCCGTCCAGCGGTCGCCCGTCAGGATAAGCGCCGTGCCTCCAGGCATTCCGAAGGCATAACCGAACTTGCGCTGGGATGGCATTAGGACCTGATTGCGGTCCTGCGCGATCGACTGCGGATTATTGATGTCTGAGGCGTATAGAATCGTGCCGTTCCCGTAGAGCATCCGCAGACCGTAATTGCCGACAAACGAAGGATTGAATGGGCCAGCCCCTAGATCGTCCTGAGACAGAAGCAGGAATTGATCGTTAGCCGAATCAGCGGATGCCGCGAGATCCGCATCCGAGATATTTGCGGTAAACGGTAGATCGATCGCGTTGTTAAACGGTACTGGCTGCTCGCCTACTGATCCGGTCGTCAAGTCAGTTGGCACAAAGTACCAATTCGCCGGATTATCCGCGCGGGTCATGATCAGAAACAGCATCGCCCCGCTGCCGCCGTCTGCAAGCGGAGGGAGAGTCACAGTTATGTCGATCCTGCGGTTGTCCGACGAAAGCGTAACCGACATCGGCGTACTGAAGATCGTAGTCGTTGGTCGGCCAGCATATCCAGTACGATTCTGATAAACGAAGCCAAGGAGATGCGTCCCAATGGTGCAGAATCCCGCTGCGGCATCGACGGCCGTAAAGTCCGTCGGTGTGATTGGACCGCGAAACGCCAGATCTACAGTATTGCCGTCCGTCACGCGCGTCTGAATTACGCCATTGCCGAGCGTATCGTATGCGGCAACGTACAGCCACTTGTCCAGCGGCGCGAAGCTTGGTTCCCGCGCGGTCGATGTGTCCGCAACGATGGTAAGAATGTTTCCGTCAGACTGGCGATAGCGCTTGATGGCTCCCGGCGATACGCCCTCTTGATACATCACCAGATTTTGTTCGCTCGTGGCGGGGCTGTTGATGTAGAAGATTCCGTATGCCTGAATCGTATTGGCGGCCGAATCTGTCGCGACCACTTGCAGCAGATGAGCGCCCGCCGCTAGTCCGGAAGCATCTACCGTCAGCGCCCAGCCGAAATTAGGGGAGCCAGCCATTCCGGGCCTTGCTGCGGCTACGTCGGTGCGCGGAATGCCGATTGTCACAGTCCCGGCTGGCGCGATGCCGTCTATTACCATCGTCACGCCCGTAACCGTATTGACCGCTCCAGCGACTGCCCATCCGAAGAAATTGATATTTAGTACGCCACCGACCGGAGTGTAGACAAACGTGTGTGATGGCTCCGGATTGTCGATCTGGATCTCGAAATCTCCGTCAAGATTGTGATAGTTCCCGCCCGGTGCGCCTACAAGATTCTGGATTCCCGGCTCGATCCAGTTGTAAATACCGGTCACTTTAGCCGACACTGTTGGATTGATCGCGATGGTTCCAGGGCGCATACCGGACACTCCCGGAGAGATCCGCGCATTCTGCATTGCAGAGGCGCGCGCGGGCGTTCCCTTACGTTTCTGCGCAGTGGTCGACCATTGGCCCCTCGGCGTAGTGATTTCCTTGCCGGGGGCAAATCCGCTGATTGACATTTGGAGGGATGGCAGCCGCCCCGGTTAGAACGGCTGCCGGTTTACTACAGGGTTACGATTGAATACCAGATCTGGACTTTTGCGGTTCCAGTTCCGGCCGCAAATGCCGTTGACCCGTTGGTGATATCGATACCGAGGTTCGCCGGTACAGTCAGCGCGGTTGCACTCGCGTTACCGAGCACAACGTTCTGACTCCCAGCACCACCGGTTACAACGGCCGCAGCAATCGTTCCGGTATGAGCGATGCTTGATCCGTGGTAATCGAACTCGACCGTGCCGCCTCCGGTGAATGCTGTCGATGTGCGCGTCATCTCAAACAAGATCTGCTTGACGACGATAGCCTTACCCGCCCCAGGTGCGGCGAGGATGGAGACGGGTGCCCCGTTCATTGCAATGATATTGGCAGCCGTCAGGCTGACGGTTGCGGCAGAGAGCGTGGATCCGTCAGCAAATACGACGTTGTTGTTCGCGTCGACTCCAATGATGTTGACGACGCCCGTATTGGCCGCATTGATCGCAGTAACGAATTCGCCGTTGAGGATCGTCGGGGGTTGCCCGAATTGCGTAGACTCTCCCGTGTTGCCGAACCATCCATATTGCATGGTTCTGCGCAGAGAGGCTAGAAAGTTCGTTTTTGTTCCTGTTGCTGGTGCGAATGCCATGGTAGTTTCCTCTTTTCTCGGGAGACTACCCGCTAATTCACATTCTGGCCGCCGCGTGCATAGACGAGATAGAACGTTACCGTCTCGCTACATGCACCGTCGGCAAACTCAGTCGTACCGTTGTAAAGACGGATCGTGGCTGGGCAAGTCGCCAACTGTAAATCGGGTCGCACATTGGTCGATGATCCACCGGCGAACGGGTACGTGGCAGGATTCGTGTATGTCGGCGTGCCAACGACCAGCGCGGCAGGCAGATACTTACCGGTCGACGATACTCCCTCTACCGACAATCCGACCACGTCAGCCGGATTAATGTAGGCCATCGAGAACGGTGCGGCTTGAGTGAGCGGGATGGTGAGGTCAATCGGTAGACCACCGCTTGCTGTGGCGTAAGTAGTGGCCGATGCGACGACGGTCACTTGAATAAAAGACGGATCTGCGCCTACGGCGATTCTGCCGAAACTGGCGACACTTTGCGTGGTTGCAGCCATTGAAATTCTCCTTATTTCAATCTGATAAACGGTTCGGGGTTGATACAAACGCGGCGCACCGCGTCAAGACTTTGAGATTGTTGGTTTTCGACTTACAATAGAAAAGGCCCCGCGCTATGCCAATAGCGCTAAGGGCCATGCACGCGAGCGATTGAGGCGCTCAATATGCACCCTAATTCTAAAACACTTGCCTGCCTTGGAAAGTTCATTAGTCCTGAACCCACTTCTGGCTGTTGGCTTTGGCTGGGATCTACCGACTCCGGCGGATACGGCGTGATAAAGATTTGTAGTACATTGCGCCAAGCGCACCGTATTTTTTACGAAATGCTCAAGCATCCGATTCCTGAAGGTTTGGAGCTTGACCATCTTTGTAGAGTGCATTGTTGCGTGAACCCAGATCATCTGGAGCCGGTAACTCACGCAGAGAATCAGCGCAGATCACACACAGGTAATCGCAAAGGCAACGGAGGCATTAATAATGCCCGAAAGACGCATTGCCCTAAAGGTCATCCCTACGACGCAGTGAACACCCTGACGTGCAAGGGTAAGCGACATTGTCTTGCTTGTAATAGGTCCTACTACCGCGACCATGTATCTAGGCAATCCAGCCGAACATCATAATCGAGTCCCCAACTTGCGGCGTCTGACCAACCGAGAAGACCATATAGCGATTGCCAAACGATACGTCGTAATTCAGAGTCATAAGCACGCCGTTTCTCCAGATTTGAGCGCGGCGAAGCACCACCCCGACGTGAAAGATTCGGTTTGTCCCGTCAATCGGCCCTATGATCGTGCCGGGATACACGATGCTGTCGCCATATCCGCCCTCACCATAGCCGCCGTCGCCGTATCCGAGCAATACATCCTTGCTCGTGAACTGCATCGGTGGCGCGGACCCGAGATTGCCAAGGTAGCCGCCGTAGTTCGGAACCCCGAACCCGCCTTGTCCGAATCCACTCATGACGACGGTGCCAAATAGACCTCGAAGGTTAATATGTCTCCGGGCTGCGGTGCCGATCCGCTCATGAACGTGACGACATTGCTGATGTACGTGTAGTCCACCAGGAACGTTAGCCCGACGCCGTTACGAAACACAAGAATCTGGGAGACAATGCCGAAAATGTTAAGCGTAAATACGGTATTGGTTCCGTCGATCACGCCCACGACAGAACCGTCGTTCGTGCCGGTCGATAGTTGAATAGGCACGTTTTGCGCGCCGCCGCCCGTTGTCCCTTGCTGCGCGGCCACGTACGGGATTGCGCGTCCCGCCCACAAGCGCCGCCCAGCCTGGAACGGTCTGTGCGCAATCTGCACATTTTGCCGACTGCGCACGAGCGGCTGGATGAGCATGTAGAGCTGACCGCCCATCGAGCCTAGGAGGTACTTCGGCCCTACGGCCTGCAGGAAGCAACGCTGCGCGATGGCATCGTATCCCTTGCGCTGGCCCGCCACACCTACGGCATAGTTACTGAGGAAGGAAAGGCTAGAATCAACCATGACCTGAGTGGCATCGGCAGCAGGAGATACCGGCGCGGTGCCGGATGCTTCCCACTTGATTTCGAGTTGTATGTTCTGTGTGGCACCAATCCAATAAAATGTGTTATTCCTCCAGTTGAACCAGCGCAGCATATCGCTAGGCTGGCGCTGCGGAAGAACATCGACTGAGGTCATTTCGCGGAACTTATCGCTACTACCCAATGGCCGCTCGCGGAGGAAGACATAATCCCCGAAGTCCGCAATACCCATGTCGGCGGGCGTCATCCCGGTATTCATCGCCGGTACCGTGATCTGCTGCATCAACTCGATGCGCGGACACTGCGCCGTAAGCATTGCGGCAAATAGAGAGTCAAAAGCCTCACCGAATGCCGCGTTGAATACATCGTCGGTAAACACGGCTCCGCTCGGGTCATCGAGCAAAGCCCGGAAGCGCGTCTTGACCATGCCGACGGTTGGATACATCTTACGGGCAGCTCGTGCTTGTCAGAATTCCGCCGGTAAATACTAAGTTGCAAGCGCCGCCGCCACCACCAGTTACCGATATGGTCTGCGTAAGTCCAGCGGTGCCGCCCACGTTATAACCCCCGGTAACATTCAGATGCCCGGTAGTGAGCAATTGCATAATCGGGGTGCCGGAAATAGGCGTATTGAACGTTTTAGAAAACCAGTCGAACGCGATAGAATCAGCGGAATAGCTCCACGCCAACGGATGCGCCACGTTTGTCCCTTGGCTGGACCCAAATCCAGATGACCAATTCGGATCGCCTAGATTAATCTGCTCGTTGTAGTGATTCCCGCCGCTGTCTCCACCGGACGCCTCCAGGTTCATAACTTGCAATCCGGCCGAATCCGTTACATGCGTTCCGCTGATGTCCAATACAGGGTTGTACTTCGTCGTGTCGTTGACAATAGGATTCTGCGCGATTGTGCCCTTTGGCGTGCTCTTGAACACCAGAAGGTTCTGTAATGCCGCCGCGCTTAATACCCGGTCTGTAGCGCCTGATCCGCCCGGTCCCTGCGATGGCACCGTGTATAACTTCATGCCCGCCTCAGTCCCGTACGTTCCTATCCAGCACGCGCCGCCGTTATTGGTTCCATCCGTCTTTAGTCGCCAATTGGTCCCGTCCCATGCGCAATTGACCCCAAGTCCGAACTGGAAACCATTCGACGAGCCGACCGATGGGATTAAGCCGGTGGCTGGATTGTCGACACCAACAGACCGCGCGGCTATTTTTAGGCCAGTGCGCGGATCCATTCTCAACACTTGATTTAGCGGATTGGCGCATACATTTGTGGCATCGCCGAACCCTAGCGCGCAAAGGCTGAAAGTATTGTTAGCCGAGTCGAATATCGAGATGAACGGGCTAGATATGCTGTTGCCCGAAAAATACCCGAAGTTCATGATTCCGGCATTGTCGGCAGCAATGATTTGCGGCGTGACTGGCGTGCCGCCGATAGTCGCCGTGCCGGTATCCCACGATTGCGAAGTGTTTAAGGAAGTAACGCGCGCTACTTGCTGTTGCTTTGCTGCGCCGTCGTACACACCGGGGGTTATTACGCCTCCCGGAGACAAGATATTGACCGTGCCCCATCCCCAGAAGTTCCCGCTAGCCGTGACGTGTACCGATTGCGCAGTATGCGCACCGCTGTACTCGCCCGTAACCATGTACTCGTTTTCGGCTACGTTTCCGTCGCTCTGGATGCATGTTGGCGGCGAAGTGAATGACGCACCATCGTCCATATTGCACGTGCTCGTAAAGCTCGTGTTGTACATGAATACGCCGGTCTTGAACCAGAATCCGATCTGTCCGGAATGCGCATTCGCCGACACATTTAGGAATCGGTTGTATCCAAAACTCGTGTTGGAAGGACTCCCAACCGTCTCAAAGATCCAGCCGGTCGTGTTGTAGGGATCGGTCGGATAAATCGATGTTGGAACGCCGCCCGCCCAGACGTTATCCCAGGTGTTTCGCTCAGTCCATGCGCCGCCGTTATCCGGGAAGCAATCCAGCCGATCTTGAACGCGAATTCCAGCGGCGCTCGCTCCGGTGTAGCCGGTTGCGAAGATCTGTTGGAATACCGCTCCTACGATGCATCCGGTTTGTAGTCCAGCGGATCCGGTTGCCGTTCCTACGATTCCAAATTTCCCGTAATATCCGGCAGGCTCAACGGAAAACGGACTCATTTGAATCACTACGCCGGGGATAAACGTCGCCGGAACGTGATGGATCAGCGCGCAGGATTCGTTTTCGCCCTCGAAGTTAACAAGTTGTGAATGAATTGTAAACGTCCCGGTAAGTCGATACGTGCCGCACGGCATGAAGATCGTCCCACCGCCCGCCGCTACTGCCGCCGCATATGTCGCATTGAACGCCGCCGTCTGATCGCCCGTGTCATCGCCCACCGCGCCAAATGCTTTCACGTTGAACACCGTAGACCCTGGATTGGATCCCGGCTGATAGTGTGAGCCGTCGCAGATGTAGAGCGTATCCGTGGTGGTGAGGTAGAACTGATTCCCGGCAATGGAGCACGAACTGGGAACCACCGTTCCCGACGTGATCGGCTTATTGCGGATCTGCGTGTTGTAGTCGATCATCGTCTGCGAGAACGCAGGCACTGACCACACCATCAGAACCGACAAGTATAGGAAGTAGCGGCGCATTTTTATGCTGCGGGCTGGCTTGCGTTCGTCTTCGCCTGCTTGATCGCCGCGCCCTTGAGCGCTTCGCGTTCTGCCCATCGATCCATATCCACAACTTGCTGGCAGTGCGGGCAGACAACCGCCTCTTTCGAGATCGAGCGCGTGCACATCGGGCAATTGACCACATCGAGCGCCGCACCCTCGCGCATCCACGGCGCGACTACGCCGAAATGCGTTGCCGCGGCCCGCGCCGGTGGGGGCACCAGCGGAATGCGCTTAGGGTTGCCGTCGGTGAATGCGGTGGCATCTTGAATCAGCCGATGACCATAGATCTGGTTGGCATTGTGCGCCGCTGCTAGATCTTCATCCCACATCTGTTTCTTCTCTGCCGCAGTAGCGTCCCGATACAGCGCCTTTCCTTCGGCGTCCATCTGGATCTGCCCGTCCCGTTCCCCGCCTTCGTGAATCAGGGGAATCGTCTCGCGAACCATAAAGATTCCCGGATGACATTCCGGCGTCATCATGTGGCCGCTTGCAGCCCACTCGTTGACGAGATCACGCGCGATGTCACCGGCGTTGATCAGGTAGCGACGCTTCTGGCGCTTGCCTCCCTGCCCGAGAATGTAGGGACCTTCCTCGACCTGGACCTTGTCGGTCAATTCAAGAATGATCGGATCCGCGCCGCGTGGTACGGCCGGAATGTCGTAAGGCCCGTGGCCGAACGTGCTGCGATCGGCATGTACGGGATAGAAATAGACAGACGCTATGCGTGCTGTGCTCATGATGTTGCTCCTCTGTAACCTGTTTGCTCGTAACTGTCGATCGCCGAGTAGTTCTGGTTCTGAACGTACTCAGTCCATTCGTCATCTACGGTTTGTATTTGGCGCTCCATGTCGGCGTTGACTGAGCGCATTTCCTTCGCGAATGTCGTTGACATCTGCGCATCGAGCGCGCGGATTGCTTTCTGGGTCAGTTCGTCCGACGGCTCTTGTCCGACCGGCAGCGCCCATTCGACATAGGCGTGATACATGCCGTTTTCCGGGTACGGATAGCGGCTATTAAATTCTTTGTGCCATCGCTCGCGCGGCCAGTTTGGTTTGTCCCAATGGGTCATAACCCACTGATCGCTGAGATGCTTCGACCAGAAGATGAGGCTTGGACCCCACGCCCAGCGGAATCGCGGTTGTGTTCCTCCCCGAACAAATCCTAAAGACTCTCCGAGCTTCCGGTTGAGCCGGTCAATATGTGTCATGTGTTTTGAAAAAGAGGGGCGGCGTTATGGGTCACCGCCCCGTAATGGAGGAAAGAGAATCGCCGCGTTTACTGTTCTGCCGCCTTGCGGCGGTCGTACATTCCCTTTTGACGAATGTGGCAGCACTCCCTACAGCGCTTTTGAACTCCCCACTTCGTCTTGTAGAACAAGACATTGTCTGCCGTGAGCGCGTGCCCGCGCAGGCATTCTTTCTTGAACTTTGCAGGATCCTTTTTATGCTTAGGGCGAATCCGCTTCGCGTCTCGATGTGACTGTGCCTTGATACGGTCACAAGCCCTGCATTCCCGGTGACCACGCACATTGATGCGCGTGTTTTCCGGCGTGTACGGGTGCCCTGCAGCGCAACAGTCACGATGTGCGGCAATGCTTGAAGCCGTTCCGGGGGTCAACTCTACGATGTGCTCTCGTGGCGTGACCGATAGCGTGTGTTCTGGATTCGCGCACGCGCGCCCAGTACATCTGATCGGTTCTTCTACCTGATGGTGTACGTGGCGTTCCGGTGGCACTGGGCCATAGGTAAGCTCGTGGCACAGCCGATGAACGGATAGATTACCAGTCTTTCTTAGGCTACGGATTTTGACGACGCCGTAACCAGCAACGCATGATCTTTTCCAGAGCCAACAGCCCGTAGCCGGTGAATAGTCCATATTTCCCAGCAAGCGTTCTATCTTCTCTTTTCCAATGCCGAGATGGTCATTGAATATTGCTGGGGATGCGATCGATGATTGAATTGCTTCTAGCACTGTCACATCCCCATTTTACTTCAGACTTGCACCAGTGTATAATCTTACTGGATTAGATTTTTCGTTGCCTTCTGCTATCTTTATGAATAATAAGACGATAGCGGAAGATTATTGATAAGACCCTGCTCCCCTGGGTTTATGCAATATAGATCTTGATCGCGAGTGAGTCCGAACCATACGCCCGCAGCCGGACCACCCGACGCGCCGTACAGCTGAATGAATCGCGCGTCAGGGCCGCTCTTGCCGGGAGTCTCGAAGAACCCATCTGGCGCGAGTTGCGCACGTCCCCAAGTGCTCGGATCGATGTAGGGCACAACCGTCTGCGATTGGTGGATGTCCACGTAGTGCGGAATGCCGCCCCACATGAACGATTCCTTGCCCTTGATCTTCGGCAAGCGATCGACCACCGGAGCAGTGCCGCCGTCGAGCAGCGACATCTGAATCGCCATCATCTGGGTGTAAGCGTACGCGCGCTGCGCGGGCGCTGCGATTCCCAGAAGATTCGGCACTTCGCCACGATCCATCAAGATGCGGTCATACAGAGCCATGACCGCTTCAGTCGTCAGGCCGTTGGTGCCGTCTACCGATTTGGAAATGATCTGATTGGTCAATGCGCGGTCGATACCGGCAGTTGTGCCCGATGCGGCATTGCTGATCCAGTACTGCAGACCGCGAGGACCGGCAGGCTGAGCGCCCGAAACGCCTTCAAACGCGATTAGGTCGCCCGATGCCCCACCAGGCACCACGCCCGATAGAGTCAGCGTGCGAGCTTGCGTGCCAATCTGAGTCGCCCACAGAACCCCGGCGCTCTTAACCGTAGTGCCGGTCGAGTCGTAGACCGTGTAATACTGCCCGATGCGTAGCAACTGCGTACCGAACGCATTGGTCATCGTGTAGACCGATACGCCGGTGCCGGTGGAATAGGCGTTGGACGTCGCCAAGAATGCGGTGCCGTTGCCGTGGATGATCTTGTCCCACAGCAGTTGATTTTCCTTCCACCCGTCCGCGATGCATTGCAGAAACGGATTCTGTACGGCGATTTTCTTGTTGGTCGTCGCCTTGATCTGCATCTGATCAAATTCGAAGTTAAGTCTCCAACTGAAGAACGACTGGAACATCACGTTGCCGGTCGGTGAAGAGCCGCGCCCCATGTCGCCCAATTGGTTGTCGTAGTGACCGCCTCGGCCACCGAACGTTAACTTGAACGGAATGCGGTAGTCACGCTCACCGACAATCTCGATCTCGCCTTTGCTGATGAAGTCGGACAGCACCTTGAAGTCCGCCTCTGCCCAGAACGGGAAGAGTTTGGTGCGGACTACTTCGGACTGCTGCCAGAGTGTATTTGAAGCCATTGGTTAATTCCCCTGATTGTTTTGCACTCTCACAGGCCGAGCCGCTTCATTTGCGCTGCCGCTGTTTTCGGGTCATACACGCCGTCTTTGAAAGCCGGAAAGTCTTTGGGTATGAGCGAACGCGGCACCGTTCCTGTAGCGGATTTCGGTGCGGTGCGGTTCTGAGCGCTTGCTTGCCGCTCGTGTCTCTGGTCGGCCTGCTGTTTCAACCGGTTTGCGGCGAATTCGAGGACCGGCTTTTTAACCGCCTCTGCCGCCAACTTGGCGCGATTAACTACAATCCTCTTCATTTCCTGACCAATCTCGTCTCGTCTCTGTGCAGAAACGGCGCGTTTGGCTTGGCTGTCTAGTTGATTGAGTCGTGCATTGAAACCCTCGTCGCTCTTTAGAACTTCGTTAACCTTCTTGTGCAAGCGGTCAACTACCAGATCGTTATAGTCGTCGGGGAATTTTTCCCAAGACTTCTCGACAGAAGACAAAGCAGGCTTGATTACCTCGTCGAGAACTCCTGTTTTTACTGCTTTAGATGTCGCCGTTTGCCACGCGTCAAACTGTTCAGCTTGGGTGGCAGTCGAACGTCCATCTACTATTGCCTGTAAACGCTGTAATTCCGCACGCATCGCTGCGTCCGGCTTAGCGGCCCCAGGCTTCATTCCGGGCATTTCCTCAAGCGAGAAAAACGGAATCTTTTGACGGCTGGCGATATCCCGCATTTGGGATACATCTGCAATCCCATCCGCATTGGCCAACGTTCTCGCCAGTATTTGCGTAGAGGTAAATAAATCACGGTTACCCTTCTCCGCAGCCTCTGCGAACATCTCGCCAATAAAGTCTCGGGCGGCCATCATCCGCAGATTTGCGTAGCCATCCGGCGACCGCTCCTTCAGTTGCGAATACACCGCCTCCCCGAACGGGACACTCGAATCGACGCCGGTTTCCCCGGTTTCGCGCGCGCGCTTCATTTCATCCAGGAAGGTGTTGACGATATTCTTCTGAGTGGTTACATCCCCAGCGCCCAGGTCGCCGTATAGGTTCTCCTGCGCTAGATAGGCTTCGTGGCGTAACTGGAGCGCTTCAGCAGTTGCCGGTTCGCCCAGCATCTCGGAAACTTTCTGTACGAGCTGGTGATTTCCGTAAATATTGTGGTAGCGGTTCTCTTCGAGGAAAAACCCCGGTTTTCCGTTGCGATCCTTGCCGCGCTTGACGCCCTCAGGCAGTTCTTCCTCGTCGGGCTTGGCTTCTTCCGGCTTCTCGGATTCTTCTTCGGGCAGTTCTTCGGTTCCCGGCTGCGGTTCTACTTCCGGTTGCTCGACTTCGGGCGCTTCCTGTGTATCAATTTCGGATTCGCCGATATCAGGTTGCGCATCTGCGCCCTGATCTGAGGTGCTATCAGTCCCCGCATCGAGACCGGAGAATAGATCGGCTGGCGCGGCATTGACTAGATCCGCACCGCTACTTACAACAAGTGGCATGGTTGCCATATTCGTGATGTCCTTTGGTAATTCGTCGCGAATGCGACTAGATGGGTGTGACTTAGAAAGATTCTGGCTTCGCGATCGATCTCACGAGAGCCATGAATCCTTTTTGTAGATCTGTCTTGGCGATGGCAAACCAGCGTGCATCAGCTACGCCTTCCGGCGCATCGCCACCACCCGGATTTCCGTAGCTTATGCCGTCGAGTAGTTCCTTGACCTGCTCGCCTGTCGCCTTGATTTTGTTCATTAGGTCTATTTCGACCTGCGATAGATCACGATAGCCCTTAATTTTTTGGTGTTGATTTTCCATTGTGATGTCCTTTGAGTTTTGTTACTGAATTGGCTGCGGCATCTGCCCTTTAGGCAGCGCCGTCAACGGCGGCAGCGGTTCGGCTTGCTGCTGTCCGCCCATCGGCGCCGGAGCACTGAAGTTTGCCGGAGCGCCGGGGGCCGCAGGGGTTGCGGGGATCTGCGGCGGTCCCGGCTGTCCGGTGATCCCGGCGCTCTGTAAGAACTCTGGGATCAAATTTGGCACGTCTTCGGCCTTCAGTGTCACATTCAAGCCGCTGCGCATCGGTGGAGGCGCGAGAGGCGGCGGAGGCACGGCCAGTTCTTGATGTGCAGCTTGGAACGCCACGACATTGTCGAATCCGGCTGGATTGGATTGCCGCGCGGTCTGACCGGTCTTCGAAACGAGCCACTTGCCCAACAGATTCGCCACGATCACGTGATTGTCGAAGGAATCGGGCGGAATCGACGGCTGTTTTGGTCCCGGTAGTCCATCCGGCCCCGGAGCTCCAGGAATCGGCTGCGATTGCAGCAATTGCGCCACATCTACCGACAGCGTCTTGTTGACTTGCTCTCTCACCGCGCTTTCGAAGCCGGGGAGTTCGATCAATTCGAAGATCGACTCGATATTCATCGGATCCAGCAGTGAAAGAGCTTGCTGGACGTCGGGCGGGAACTGTTCCAGCGCCTGCAGCAGCGAATCGCGCGTATCCGCGGCGGTCATCGGCCAGGAATCGTCCGCTTCCGCGTGCCAGCCGCTATCTTTGAGCGCCGCCATATCTACCATGTCGATTTCGGTCCCATACGCGCCTTTACGCTGCGCTTTGACCGTCCCGGAACCGTATTTCGCGCGCAATTTGACCAGTAATGTAGCTGTTTCCGCTGCGGCGTAGCGCATTTCGTCCGCTTGCGGCGCGAGTTGCAACAAAGCCTGATCCCTGCGCTGCCGGGCCTCGCGATAAGTCTGTGTCGGCTCCCCGCCACCCGTCAATTCGGGCCGGATGCCGTTGATGTCCTGCCACCAGTTGCGAACCAGTCCGATGACCGGGATAACTTGGTCCCCCAGCCGCGCCGGTGGGATCTGCGCCATCTGTTTGTTGATGTCGCCGTCGATCGGCGTGGCCGTGAGGATAATTTCTCCCGGAATCGCCTCTTTCGTGCTGTACGCCTCGCGGTCGATCAGCATCGAGTTCATGATGGTCTGCGGAATTGCCCGCAAAACCGTCTCGATGGTCATTCCGACGAGGTCATTAATGGCCGTCTGTAACGGAACCGTGTCCGCGCATATCGGGCGGTCGTTAATTCGCTCGGTATGGCCTACTTTGCAGACCGTCCAGACCTCGGTAGCGGCCTGATTCTCAATCTTCATCGTCAGACTGCCGACTTTGGAGATATACAGGCCGTCGGGAAAGTGATCTTCGAAGATTTTGCGCGCTTCCGCGTCCGTGATGGCCTGATAAAGGTGTGGCTGCGCCCAAATCTCCGAATGTCGCCATTGATTCTGCTTTTTGGAGTATTCCGTGCCGCTCGGCGTGAAGGAACTCTCGCGCACCGCCGCCGCAGTAGTCGACGCGCCCGTCATATCGTCGTCCGGCACATCTCCGGTACGGTACTGCTCCAGTTTTCCGGCCGTTCCGTCGGCATCGGAGTACTCTTTGAGCAGTTCCCACTTAGACCGCATAACTTCGCACTTCAGGAACCCGCATTCGTCGATGGTTTTGGAGTGCCACGGCGCGGAAACCTCAAGAATGGAGTAAACGCGCGGCTCGGCATCGCCGTTTACGTACTCTTTTTGGCCGACTTCGACCGGCACCGGCACTCCGTCCTGGCCCTCCTGCACTTCTAGCTGCGGTTCGGTCGACGAACCGTACTTTTTGCGGTCGGTATTCCAAAAACAGCGGATAAATGCCGGTCCCGTTGCATACTGATGGAACGCAACCGTGCGCCACAGCCGATCAATCTCGTTTTTCTCCCACAAATCGCGTATATTGGCGTCCGCATTGTGCGCTGCGTCGGCAGATTCGCCATCGTGCGGATCGTCGGCGATCGCTTTAACTTGCGGCGCGCGTTGGCCGAGCACCGCCGTGTATTTCCAACAGTCGCCACCGATGAAATTGATGGGCGGGCAGAGCCGAACGTTCGCGCCGTTCTGGTCTCCGTCTTCCCCGCCGTCAGCAAACGGCAGATAATCGACATAGTTGCCGAATTCGCCGCCGACTAAGCCCGGAACTCCGAACTGCTGGCCGCGGATCTTCATGATCTGCTGGCGCGCACAGTTCAGAAGGAAAATACGCTCAGCGTCGTACTGGGTCTCGACGCAGGCTTTACAGATGGCCTCCACAGCGCCGGGATATTTCTTCAGAATGTCGTCCGCAGACAACGATTCTTCAGGGCTTGCTGGTCCGATTACTTCCACGGTTTAACTTTGGGAATACAGATTCTTGACGAACTCAAGCGAGGCGTTCGAAACCGCTTCGCTCGGCAACTGTCGGCCACGTCGGCCGACCGGCTCATTGCTTTCTTGCGCGTGTTGACGTACCGGCAAATGCGGTGCATCTGGGTATGGAACCCCGCCACCCTGCCTCTGGATACTCAGGTTTACGTGCATCTGGTACGCGATCTTCATTTCGTCGATCGATTTGGCCATCAGATCCCAGAGCTTCGTACGATCCGCGAGCGCCGCTTCCAGCCTGTCTTCGAGGCGCAACTTTTCCTGCACACTCACTTGCAAGGCTTCGCGCACCAGCGCCAAGTCATCCTCAAGCGCCCGGAATTCGGGCAGCCGATATAGAAGCCAGCGAAACACTAATACCCAGGCCCCTGACCGCTTTCGGGAGTTGCGGGCGCACTCGGCGGCGCGCCGGAATCGTCGCCTTGATCTCCCTGATCGCTGCCGTCGTCCGTCATGCTCATGATGTAGTTGATGAGCTTGTCGGCGGTCGCCTGCGGAATCTTGGGCACGTCGGAATCGTCGCCCATGTCTTCTTTCGGCGGCATCGGCGCTTTGGTATCGCCGAAACCTGCGGGCGCTCCGAAGTCCCCGCCGCCCATCGGCTTTTTGCCGATACCTACCTTGATTGCTAATCCGTTTGCCATTCTTTTTCTCCTAATTCAGCCGGTGCCGTGCGCTTCCAGTTCGCGGAAGCGTCAGTGTTTTGGATAATCCGGCATGCTGCCTGTCGAATCGAGCGCTTTGCGTCGCCGCGATCATCGCGAGCCGGGTATTGTCCGTCAATTCTTCGCCAAACGCCTGCACATGCCGTTCTTGCGCCTGCGTCATTTGCTCATTCAGCCAATACGACTTCGGCATGACCGCCTCGACTTCCTTGTAGCCCATCGCGAGATACCGCAGGCAGTCCAAGCCGTCATCGCCGCCCACGCCGTCAACCGCGTCCCACTTGCGTACGTCCTCAGACTTCGGCGGCTCGTCGTGCATGGCTTCCGTCAGCCCGCGAATAGCTTCCGTACACTTCGACCAGAGCACCATCTTCGGCAACTTCTCTTCACCGTGGCCTTTGGCGCGGCCGAGTTCCTTCTCGTACGCCTCAACACCGGCCCGCGTAAACGTCGCCTGCAACCGTTCTTTCAATTCGTCCTGCGTCTCAACCAAGACCGGCCTGAAGCGCAGCAACTCGTGAAGGTAAGACCACCCGGCAAGCCGGTCATTATTCGCCGGTTTCAGCGCAATACAGATCTGACCGCGCGCCATCTCGCCCTTCCGGCGCTCAAATAACATCTGCGCCATCTTGGGATCTTTGCCCATCGCCATGCGCTCGTCATCGTTGTAGCGGAGCAGAAACGCCCCGTACGGCCCGAGTACGTCTTTGATCCCGTCGGCCATCTGTTCGGCGCGAGTTCTGGTTGCATCGGTTTTCGAAAAGGCATCTGGCGAAAGCGCTAACGTGATTTGCTTGTCGGGCAAGTATTCCAGATCCGGCAGCCACCACTTTGCGATCATGGTCCCGAGTTCGTAGGAACCTATGCCGCGCACGGCCATCTCGTCATAAACGTGGATTTTGCCGTCCTTCTCGTTGCGGCACGCCTTATGCACGACCGACAAGTGGCCGAAACCGATATCGCATCCGGAGAAGCGACGCCACCACGGCTTTAATTCGACCGGCTCAATGACGTGCCGCGCCCAGGGATATCGCGCTTCCTCGTCCGATCCTACGGGACCATCCGGCCGGAATTCCGTGAAGTACTGACCGGCTCCTGCGTCCCAATCCCCATCCATCCATTGTTTGCGAGTGACTGGGTCCTGAGAAAGCAACATTCCTTCGTACTGCTTGTTGTCCCTAAGAAATGGGTTGTCGGAGAGGCGCATCGGAACGAATATGCGCCGCAATCCAGAGATCGGATCCCGCATCGGCGTGTTCCACGGGATTAACTTCCCGTCGGACGAGTACACCTTCACGAAACGCTTTTTGACCCATTCCTTACCGACACCGTCCGGATTCGTGGTAGAGAGAATCTGGCAACGCATTGGCTCAAATGTCTGCTTGCCGTGCACCCGGATCTGCTTCTTATTGCGCAATGAGCCGAGTAGCTTCAGATACCAGCGCTCCTCTGGAATCTGCGTCAACTCTTCTACGCCGATCTTGGTTAGTCCGTGGCCACGATATTTCTCGTACGCTTCGCGGTCGCCCAAGTGGTTCGTGTATATCTTTGGCCCGTCTTTGCCGCCCTTGCGCTGGAATATAACCGGGTCATCGTGCGGATAGAGATCAAAGGCCCGGAGGAAGTCGGCCGCTTCGTCCACAAATTCGGCCATTGCCTGATATTCCCTTCTCAAAATGAGTGCCCTAAATGACGGCTCATTCAAATACGAATACCTTGCGGGATCGTTTTCCGCTAGCGATAGGTCTCCCATGGCTAGCCACGCAATAAGCGCGGCTGTTTTTGATCCGCCGCGCCGACCACCAATAACTATTTCATCGAACGGACAGAGTAGAACCCAAGTCTGCGGCCCCCTATTTGAACGCCAATGGACTTCTCCTTCGCGCTTCCTGATCTCAATCTGAAAATCCGGAGATGGCATTACCCCCAGTAGCCACGCCGGGATGGGTGGTGTCGGATATTTTTCTTGTTGATCCACGTGCCGCTGAGAGCTTTTTATTTCTGGCGTTTTCCCGGTTCCTAATGCATATCCTGCATTGTCGACCGCTGGAATTACTAAGTGTGTTGTCGGGGGCTAATTCATGACCCCTGAGGCAATGGGTTCTTGGTTTCCTGGGTGGGGTAGGGCCGCGAGCTGCTTTAATTACAGCCCAATTATCAACACTTCTCTTTTGGGTGCACGCTATACACTCCCGCCCACCGGCATGAATTCCTGTCCTGATATGCGTGTTCTCTTCATTGTATGGATGCCCCTGCGGGCAATGCGTCTTTGCGCGCATGCGTTCACCCGCGCGGATTCCAGCCACGCCTCGACGAATATTCTCAGACTTTGTAACCGCCTCAAGATGATCCGGATTGACACAGCAACGAACCCTGCAAAGGTGATCTATTTCTAAGCCTTCCGGTATGGGACCGCGCATCTCCTCATACGCAATCCTATGCGCCATGTATGAGAGCCCGGCGGGACGCTGCATTCGGCCATACCCTTCGCCCGTCTGCCCCAACCATAGCCAACAACCGGAATTTGGTTCTGGAGAAACAAATGTTAGGAATCTCTCAAGTACTGTAAGCTTGGATCGGGCCATGTGACTCCTTTCAGTCGCATCGGTCAAGGGCTACTCGGTGCTAGTCACACCGCGTGGCCCGCCTCTATTATCCCTTACTTTCCACCGGTAAAGCTTCTAAATACGCCGTGCCATCGCGCACGCTCAAGACGGCTCCGGAGACTTCGAGCCAACCCTTGGGTGCACCGAGCGGAGCGTTCACGTCGAATACCGTCGTGGCTTCCACGCCCTTACCGAGAATGACCCACTGCACATGAATCTCGCTGCTCTGGTTCCCACTGTCCACTGACCAGACTTGCGGCGCGTTTTCGGTGCGATGGTAATACAACCGGTAATTCACTTTCCGTATGGCTTGCGCTTCTTATTGGCGTTTACTGCGAATCTGGCTTTCTCGCCGACTTTGCCTTTGGCGTGGTAATGATCCCGCGCGAACTCCATCGGGCTTTCGCCCGCTTTCTTGGCGATGCGCGTCAGGGAACCCTTTTCCTTCGGGTCAACCGCTTTCTGGATCCAGTTGGTATTACTCGCCATCACTCGCCCTTTCTGAATCCGCCCCAAAAGCCGCGCTTTTCTTCGACAGACTCTGGCTCCGGAAGGTATGCCGGATTGATCTGGTTTCCTGCCGCATCAGCGGGCGGCACGGGCGGCCATACCGCTGCGACCGGCTTGCCCCGATGCTCCTCGATCAACTTGACCAGCGCAGGTTCTGCTGGCTTCCCGTCGACCCAATCCGGATATTTCTCGTTGTTGCCTGCCGCCTCGGGTTCGAACGTCAGAACAATCTTACCGGGAAGGTATAAATAGCCAGCGGTCAAGCCGTCCAGCGTCATCGTGTCGGCCGTTACTTCCCCGCCCGCGTCACGTATCGCTTGCACAATCTCCAGATAGTGATGTGGGCTTACCCTGAACTCGTAATGCAGATTGGTCATATCTTCGCTCCGTAGTACTTGCGTTTGGGTCTGAATGGTTTGGGCGCGGCAGGCGCGGTTTCCGGCAAGCCTTTTTCCGGAGTCGACGCGAAATCACTCATCTGTTGCTTGTTCATTCCGCTGGGCATTTTCCCTTCTGCGCGTGCCTGCGCGGGATTGTGCTCGGCCCAGGCAAAGTATCGTCGCTGTTTGATTGACGTGGCGGGCATGTCATCTCCCCCACCGGTACGGCGCAACCACCGGCCCCGGCAACAGCCCGACAATCCCCAGCAGCCATAGAAGCACGACCAGAATCACCAGCACGCGGATGATCGTTTTGATCGTCGCGTCCATCGGAATGAGTTGGATCAGATACAGCACCACCCCGATAATGATCAGCGCAACTATGAGTTCAATCAGCATGGGACCTCCCTACAACTTCGCGTACTCTTCCAGATCACAAGGCGTCTTGTGTCCGTCCCGATTGGGGTGATGCACCAGCAACGAAGGAATTTCCAGCACTTCGCCTAATTGGTGCTTCTCGATAGCCTTATTCGCGTCGTCGAGAGAATCGAATACCCCCACGCAATCCCCGCATCCGCCGCCGGGATAATATCCTCGATAGCCAAACGCGATAAACTTCACGTAATCAGCACCGGCTTTTCTTTCGGCTTCTGCATCCCCTCAAGTTCCGTCACCATGTCGGCCAGCGCCGTCAGCACCGCGTTTCCTCGCTCTTTCGCATCGGCATCCTTGTGAATCTGCGCCACGTCTTCTTGCACTCGCATCAGAACCGCCGCACAGCCGAGAAAGAAAGCTTCCTGCAGCATCCGGTACGGGCGGCTCTCTTCCCGCAACCCCGCATGCTTCGCGCCGTAAAAACGCGACCAGGAATGCTCTAGCGAATCGCTCATACCGCAACCGCCTGCACCGCATTCCAAGAATCGATCGCTTCCTGCGTCGTCGGGAACTCCGCGCTCCTGCACAGCGAAGACTGCGTACATTTGCCGCAATTAGACGGAACCGGCTCAATCCAGATTCCGCCGTGACCATCCTTTGTCACCATCGTGACTGGGCACGTCCGCGCCCCGCATCTCGCACAATCCACCGCGGCAGTCGCGCCCGTTCCATTAATGTTCTTCTGCGCCGTCTCCATCGCTTCAAGCACCTGCTCGCTCAACGGCTTCTCTACTTCGTGTTCCGTCCATCCCATATTTCGATTATCCACCGGTTTACCGAATTACCGCTCCGCAATTCTACCGGCCAACGCTAAAATCGGTTGGTAATAATACGGCATGGATGCCGAGCTCAACGCTGTTTTAGCGGATCAAGGGGTCCTTCCCCTGGACAAGATGAAGTTGGCTCGCCAGATTGTAGAGAAAGATCCACGCACCGTAATGCTTCGCGATTCTCTTTCACAAATTCAGGACTTCCAATCCATCGAAGATATTTTAAGGAATTTTCAAGGGCCGATCCAATAGCCCTTCGTGTTTCTAAATTCACGCACAATTCTCCCTTTTCCCGGCCCGCTCATCCTGTCCATGCTCATCGGGAATCTTGCATGAACCGCTTTTCTTACGTCCGGTCGCCCACATTGCACATACTTTCAGCACCGCTATCTGTTGCTTGAATGTTCCGCTCTCCCAGTACACCTCCAGCAACTTGGCCCCATCGAATCCCGGATATGCCAACTCAATCGCTTCAACCATCGGATCCATTTAACTCTCTCCTTTGGGAATCACAGCGCCCGCGTGTGAGTTTTAGGCCCATGGCCCGGAGTTTTAAGTACCTAACGATTTCGGGTATGGGGGTGGGTGCCGGGTCCTTCTGAAAAAGAATTACTTGCTCGCCCTAGCGCACTAGAATCAGCGCTGTCCTGCCTCAACATTGGGACATCGTTGGTACATCTTCTTTGCTCTCAACACTTTCGTTGCATGTGCATCTGATTAGGAATCCGATGTACTAGCGTTTCGGTAGCGCAATGTCGATTGTCTGATACGCTGCAGGCTCTGTAAGGTCTGCTGTAAGGCTTTGTAAGGTTTGCGGTTGCGAAGCGGGATAAACGATCTGTATTGCCACGCTGTTGTTTGCAACGCTCTCCAGCTCGCCAGTCGCGCGTCCCAGGATCTCACAGTTCTTATGTGCTTGATTTATAAGGGGTGCAAGTAAGTGAATGTCGCCATCCGCCTTCGCCTTCTCGATCGACTCATCGGTTACGCCCCAAAGTTTTTCAACTCTTTCCCTGAAGGGCGACGACTTCACGATATCCCTTGTAAGGCTTGTTTGTTCTGCAACCCTTACAGCGTTAGGTTTCGTAACTCCTTGCAGCGCTTGGACTTTCTGAGCGGTGAGAATTGCTGGGAGCAGAACCTTTGTCTTATACTCGCCAACCTGCTGAGCGCTGATTCCGACCAGTTTCGCAACTTTGCGCAACGGCTGACCCGCAAGAAGTGCGTCAACCACTTTAGATCGTTGCACTTCCGGGAGATTATCAATGACGGATCTGGATGTTTTAACGGCAGGCATGTCAGGGCTTTGTAAGGGCTTATAAGGTTTATGTAAGGTTTATGTAAGGTTTGGGGTTGAATAAGGCTCACCCTTGCCAGGGGTGTCGCGCACTTTCTTAGGGTGCGGCCGGTGTCTGTGCGGCTGGCTTGACGCGCAACGCGTCGGCCCTAACGATCCCGCACAACGCCATTTGCCCGAATGATTCCGCTTTGTATCGCGTTTCCAGAGAGGTGCTGGCTCCTGGCTTCATTCTTCGGGCCGACCATCCCAGCTAGTGCTGGCATATGGTCACCGGTGCGACCTTGCGACCGTTCTACTTTTTTGCGCTCCAAACGCTGGCGCTTTGCCTTCTTGACGGCCTTGATTTCTTTTGCGGCGCTCGGGATTCCGTGGTAAGCGCGATGGCAGTCATCGCACGTCACAACCACGTCCGTAGGCAGTTCTTTGCCGAGGCGCTCGTAGGTCAAATGATGAATCTGTGGATGCTTGGTGTACGCTTTGCACACTTCGCACGCAGAGCCACGTTGCGCGAGCGTATTCATGCGGAATATGCGCCATTCGGCTGAGCGCAGATACGTTTTGTATTTGCTCTCTTTGGGCCTGAATTGTTCAGCACGCTTGCGTTTGGCCGCTTTTCGCTCGGTTGGCGTCAGTGACGTATGAGTCGCGTATTCCAGCGACATCGCGCGCAGTTTCATCATCTTACGCGCACGCTCACGGACTAATTTATTCGGTTGCGGCATTAGCCCAAATCTTTTTTCACTTTGTTCTTGACTTAAGCAGCTAGCAGCTTTAGTATTGAGCCATGGAACATATAGCAGATCGGATCAAGGCGCACTTGGCAGCCGATCCGAACAATGTGATCGTGGTGGCCACGTATACGAAGGCTTGGCAGATCCAGCAGAAGGACATCGATAAATTCGCCAAACGCGGTTATGAGCTAATCAGCAAGCGTGACGGCGAATCCGGATTCTACATGCAGCAGGGTAAATCCAAGGTCTATTGCACTGGCGGTGTTCGCTTCGGAGCTTACCGCTAAACCGGGAGCCTAACATGCCACTCAGCCAAATCCTAGAAGCTATCAACGATTGCCACTTAAGCCAGGAGGAACTGCGCGATGTTTACTCGGCAGTCACTCAACGATTGGCCCAGAACGAAACGCAAGAAATGGAATTCGACCCAGACGAAAATTATTTTGCATTAGCTCTTGACATAACCAGCTAGCAGGTTTAATATAAGGACATGAGCAAAACGACAGTATGCCCAGAGAATCTAAAACAGCTAGCTAGGAATGTAGGGTTAAGAGCAAAGTCTAGCGATGGCCAGATAGTTATCTATGCGGACGGAAAGCAAATTTGGAATTTCACAATCCAGGAAGCCCTTAGCACTATTGAAGCTTATGCTGGAAGCCATGAGAACTATGAGATGGCGCTTAAAAATTATAAGGCATTATCCGCATAGGAGCATGACATGTTTACAAACGAAACCATCGAACAATATCGGCCAGCCGTTGAGCTATTTGCCGATGCATTCGGCAGACCGGAAGCAGTTCTGTTGAACTTTGAGACCGGCGAACTTACCGCCATCGAGGATATGCGGTGCTTGCCTGAATTGCGCTATTCGATTCGCGCGGAGTACATCTACAGTACTCCGTGGTCTGGAGGTGCTGTTTGACATCCTACAAACCAGTCTGGGATCTAACCACGATCCCAGATCCCCAATTCAATTCCGAACACGCGCGCCGCAATAGCGCGAAGCGCAAGACCCATTCCGGGGGCAAGGACGGCAGGCCGCGAACCGATGCGCCTAGATGCGCTTGTGGGCTCATGACGGCTAGATTGGCTACAATCCGTAAGCATATCTGTTAGGCGCTAGCGCTCTTCGCCTTCTCAAACCCGCGCAATTGCAGGAACTTAGCGATCGATCCGTTTGGCTGAACTAGAATGTCCAATTCCTCAAGAATGCCCGCAAGATCCGACACTTGCTTTTCCAGGCTTCTCACTTTGGCTTCGAGGTCGGCTTTTGTGTCGACAGCCACAAAAATAAATCCATTTTTCTTCTTGACTCTCTACATGCACGCATGTAATATTGAGACATGGAAACGAAACCGGCTTCTAAAGTTTTCTCAGAGATTCGGCGGTTGCTTGCTTCCGCTAACTCGCGGGCTAATGGGCTGTACGTCTACTTGTCTACCAACCAAGAACGAGACCTCTTGAGGTTGGTGAGCGATGCCAGATTCCGGGGTGGCCTACAGACTCATTCCGAATATCGTGGCTCCTCAAGAGCGTTGCTGATCGGGCGCAACCAATACTCTATCGTTGACGGATGCCTTATGGACATGCTGGAAGAGTCTAGGCGCATCGCATCGGAGGCGGAAAATGTCTAACCGGATCGACTGGAACGCGCTGGAGGGAGTCGCAAAACGAATCCATGAACTCAATAAAATCAACGATGCGGCCTCACACTTGCGAGTAGCGCTCTCGCAAGTAATTCCACAAGATGACCGGGTGATTATCGGACATATAGAAGCGGCATTGCACGCGCTGGAGTCGTGCCATTTGGCCGATGACGAACCATCGAAAGATCCGCCCATGAGACGCAACCTACCCACCGATCCAGCTTGGACTTGTCCGCCATGTAAAACGACCAACCTGCCAGACGCCGAGAACTGCCGGGTGTGTGGCTATCCAACTCACGATTTAACCACCGTACCGGACGAACAACTATACTCCGAAACGCAGCGTAGGCGAGCGCTAAAGCGTTCGTATCAACTGAAAACATCCAAGAGCGAGACAGTGAACGAATCCCGTCGCAAGAAACGTGAGGCGATGCGCAAGTATCGGGAAAAGCTGAAGTCAAGGCTTCTTAGTGCTCACTAGCCATTGGTGCGTCGCAATCCCGTACACACCGCGCAAGTAATCGCGGGCAAACGCTTTGAATTGCTTCCAGTTGAGCGGCATGACGGTTTGATTCTTGGCGATTGCGGATGTTTTGGTCAGATAGAACGTCTGCGCGGGCTGCGTCATTGCGTGCGCAGCCAAACGCGGAACTGAGTGCCTTTGGGGAACTGAATCACCCGACGAATCGTGCGCACGTGATTCTTGACGCTCTGCTCCGTGATGCTCAGCTCTTCGGCCGTATCGCTGTTGCGATAGCCGCTCAGGATACAGTCCAGCACTTCGTTCTCGCGCGCGGAGAGTAGTGGACGCTTATCGGCCAATACCTCAAGCCTCGCGACCATCAGACGAACTCCCACTCAACATCGGTGTTGTCTTTCATCTCCAGCCAATCCCAAACCAGTTGCCCGAGGTCGATGCCGGCGCCGTTTGTGGTGTGGGCTTCGATCGGCTGGTTGTACATCTTGCGCTGATTGCTTTCAGACAACGGCCGCGCACCACGCAGCACATATTCGTCATCCTGCTCAGACCACGGGCCGGTGTCCAACACTTCGGCCTGTATTACCTTACCGTTCAATGGGTTGCGAACACGTACCCAACGCTTCTTGACTGCCACAGATGGCAGCGCTACAAACGCGCGCTCATTGCTGATTGGCCAACCGGTTGAGGTCTGGCCGCCCTCGAGACCTTCTCTCGTGGCCTTAACGATCATTTGGGAGGCTCAACCGTGGTGGATTGCACTGCGGGCTGATTCGGTGGTGGCTGCCAACGCTTGTACAGCGACAGCACAGCTCCACCGATGGCGATAGCGGAGAGCCGATGGAAATCAATCTTGTTCAGCTCGATCTTGCCTTTGGACAGATCCACAGCTTGCACGTAGATATCGCCCAGCGCACCAACTGCGCCGCCGACGGCAATACTAAACGTTGATTTCAGCCAAACCTGCCATGACGGCGGGAGTTCAATGGAAATCAGCTTAAGAGCCATAGCAACAGCCTGAAGAACGGATCGTATAGAATCGGCGGAAGCGTTTAGTTCTCCGCAGCCTTAGCCTGCCTGCGCTTCACTTTGGCCGCTTCGTAATCCCAGACCTTTTGCGCGAGAAAGTCGTTTTTCACGTGCAACTGATCGCAAGCCGTCTTTTCGTGCTTCAGTTCTGCCCGGGCGACTTCCAGATCAAAATCTAGCTTCGTGATGCGCTTTTCGAGAATCCGGCCGGTAATCGTCCATGCAATGGCGGCTCCCAGCGTCGCGCCGGATGCGGCACCCCAGAACACCGGAATGGCATGTGCTAACGGTCCCATCCGTCCGCGCGGCCCCATTCCAAGCCTGGTTCCAGCACGGCCGCCTTCGTTGTGCGCCAGCACTCTTGCCATTTGGAGGGCCTGGATTCTAGCCGTATCCATTTGACACGCTTGGACTTCCAGCAAATCGTGTACTCGTTACGGCGCAGCCGTACAATAGCTTGGCGCGGTTCGATTGATAGGCTTGAGCCATCCAGCAGGAGCTTCACCTTGGGATGGTCAGGGCGCTCTAGAAGCGCAATCGCCTGCTCTGCTTTGTAGGACACGTGGAAGGGAATCAAAAGGGTTCGCGATGGAACCCGGCACGCGATCAGATTGGCCCCTGAGCGAATACTTCCTTTGGGCGGCAAAGCGCGGGGTAGGCGCTCTCGCAACGCTTCACCCCGCCTTGTTCAAATGCTTTGTTGTTTGTAGGGTATAGTACTTTCCCTACGTAGTAAATAGCGTAGGCGGGGCTACTGTGGAAAGCCTGTTAAAAGTATTTACCGCTTTACCGAAGATTTCTCTTGCAATGTGGTAGGCATGCCTATATAGTTATGACATGAGGATTGAAGCGAAAAACCTAAAAGGAATCCTAAGAACTCGTCGCACTTACGATGTGAGAGTAGATTCCAAAACTGGTCAGAAATCTGAAGTATCGCCGCTTGAATGTACGTGCTGCCACAAGCAGATTTACATTGTCTCCGAATTGGAGAATGGGGATCTTGTCGGCTCTGAATGCCAAGGGCTTCTTTCGATTCCGGTATATCGCCTAGGTCGCACATTGACCACTAAACAAGCCGCTTACGCGGGAGCGCGGGGATTGCTATGACGCTGAGGCTTAAATGTCTACGGTGTGGCCATGAATGGCTGAGGCGCAATCTTGATAAGCTACCTGCGAATTGCCCAAACCGTGAATGCAACTCGCCGTACTGGAACAAGGAAAGAAAGCTCGCCGCGATTCGGAAGCACAAATGCAACGCAGAGGAAGGAACAAAATGAAAAAAACCGCAGTGGAAATACGCTCTGAAGTATATCTTGCCAATCAGATAGTCGACTTGGAGGATGAGAACAAACGGCTGCGGAATGAGATCGCGCGGAAGGATGAGATTATCCGGCTAATGTGGAACGGAAACGACTACTTTTTATCGCTAGAGATAGCGGAGCGCAACGCACGAGAGGCAATTGAGCGTACATTATCCGCAGACCAGAAGAACGCGCCATTCGACTAGGGATATGCGGACCGCTGGCGTGTGCAATCGCTTCGCCAGCGGCCTTCAGATCCAAAAGATCGAGAAGGGGAATAGAGAGTAAATGAAAAAACTATTGGTTGTGGTAGCGGTTTCCGCCTTGACAACGTTCGCCGCCACCACACCCGTACAGGCTACCCGTGTTATCGAAAAGCCTGTCGTTCATGCTATCACCGTCAACGTGAAGCAGGAGTTGCCAGTCCAGACGAGCCAAAGTATTTGGGGAGACCTCCAAGCGCTTGCTGGCTTCTTCTCGTTGTAGATAGGAGCGTGCCGGGAGCCCCGACTGTGGGCTCCCGGTTCCCAACTTTAACCCTTAATTCTCCGATTTTATGTTAAATGCACGCTTGTATTGCCAGATTGTTACGGCTATACTACGCGCAATTCAGCCCCGCCTATTGCGACCGGGCTATGTAGTCTCCCTAAACCGAACCAATCGGAGGTTCTCATGAAATTCCCTACATTTGTTCTCATCGCAGTATCCCCGCTTTTCGCCTCGCCCATCATCACCAACAGTGTCACGTGCGGCGCAACCGGATTTCAATCAACCACAGGCACAACGTTCTGCGAAGCAGGCTTGGCGTCTAGTCCTATATCGCCGCAATACAACCCGCCGTACGGTACGGCATCCAGTTCGGCAAGCGTACAACTGCAGCAGCAAGCCAGCGATCAACTGGTTATCAATATCCTAAGCAGCGCAACGTCAAGAGACGGCCTGTCTTGGTATCAGACGCAAGGGCAGTATTTGGATCGCGCCATCTCAGCTCCAGGCTTCGCGGCGGCCGAGACAACTCTTCACATTGATCTATCCACGGATGGCCCGCAACGTCAGGGCATCTTCACCATGCAAGTAACCCCGATCTGGCAGGGCGGATTTGGCGATACGAGCGCAATGGCCACTTTCAGCATCGGATCGCATCACTACACCTGTGCTGGCGCTGGCTCATCTTCGCCCAACTGCGACACGCCTGGGATATTCTCGACTGATCCGCTCACGCTCATGTTGGGAACGTCATTCACATTCGATAGCGATGTTAAATTCTCGAACGAAGCGGATAATGGCAACCAGAACGGCTTCGCGGGCCTATTGCTTAAGTTCAATTTTTACGAAGCAGACGGCATTACGCCAGTGCTCGCGATTGATCCGCCTGATTCAGTGCCCGAGCCCGCCACGTGGGGGTTCATGGGATTGGCTAGCCTCGGCTGCGCCATTCATGCGTGGCGAAAGAGCGAAGGAAGGGGGAAGGGATGAGCTTAGAAGAATTTCGATCAAACCTCGACGATCTCTACACGATCACTCTAGCTTCTGATTCTCACACCATGACTAGACTAACCGCACATATTGAAATAAGCGAAGCGTGCGGCGTACAGTCTACGTTCTACCGCATAAAAGGACCGGAAGCCAATCTTAGGACGCAAAGCATAGCAGAAGCTACCAGAGCTTACTATGGTCTAGTCTACGCCGCGAAGGAAGGAGCGAAGGGGAGATGACGAAAGATCAGGAAGCAATACTTGCATTAACCGGACAACTAGCCGCATCCCAGAAGCGCGAAGCTGGGTTGACTAAGGACGTAGCTGACTGGAAGCAGATGTATGAGGAACAGACGCAAGCCTACACCTACCTACGCGACACGGCGGGCAAGCTACAGGCGGAAAAGGAAGCGTTGCGGATTGAACGCGACCAGATCCAGGGATATTTGACACTGGCTGACGAAGTGAAGGATATCCAGTGCAAAATGATCGGTAAATTGACGCAAGAAAACGACCGGTTGCGGGCTGCGTTGGTCCGCTCGCGTAAATGGGCTATGGTTGACGCGGATCGAATGACAGAAGAGGATATCGACCGATACAACGAAGATGCGGAGTTTATCAAGCAAGCGCTAGCCGGAACAACGGAGGTCAAATGACACGAGACGAGAACTTTAGAAGAGTGCTCAGGGCGAGCAGATTAGCCAGCGAGGGTGTAACGATGGAATCACTTATCGAAGAAAACGACCGGCTGCGGTCTGCGTTGAAATTAATTCAGTTTACGGCTGAGCCTCTAGATTCATTAGGCGCTGATTTGATCGCTCATACAGCCAAGCAAGCGCTCGCCGGGGAGAAGGTTCAGGAAGCAACGCCCACCGCATAGCCGCGAATCTCTTCCTCGGCCAGCGCCTTTGGTTTTAATTGCTGTCTGAGTGCTGGCGAGTTCTCTCCAAGCAACGTCGCCCTATCGTCGGTGAAAACATGCAATGTCTGCGCCGCCCGCGAACCACCTACATACACAAGCGACTTGTCCATCAGTGAACGTATGCGCGAATCCCCGGTATCAAGATGCAACAGAACATTCTCGGCGGTCGCATACTGCAAGCTGTAGCTCGTCATGGCATAGGAGTAGTCGACATGCGGCATGGCGCGCGCATCCCAGCGCACCTTGCGCCCATCCTCAAACTCCAAGACTCCTCGCCCTTTAGCATCTAGCGCCTTAATTGTGGTCATCGCGCGGTTGGGTATCCGTTCGTTCTTATTGAGTCGCCACGGTCGCGTAATCTGGACCCGCTCGCCCACTGCTAGTTTGCGGCGCTCCGCATTGTAGATCTCGACGCCATAAGCCAGCCTGGGGTTGTATGTCTTCTCGACGCCGTAGACGTCGATCGTGACCAGATTCTTTGCCGTATCCGTGCGGACCACGGGCGTATAGTCGCCGCTCTTTACCCCCAGCATGGCCACGCCTTTCCCCCACCGGATCACGTTACCCGCTTCGTACATCACGGCTAACTTGCGGTCTGCCTCGCGTACATCGCGCGTGCCGACAAGGATTGTGGCCTCGTACCGATCCGCTCCCAACTTCTCGACCTTGCGCATCTCAACGCGCGCCGCGGCGTTCAACTCTGCGATCGATCGGTTATCCGGCGCAACCATGAGCGTGTCGTCATGGGCCGCATACCACTGCGCCATTGCCTGAAACCGTTTCTTGCGGTCAGGCACTTGCCACACATGGGCCTGCTCATCCAGTTTCTTCAGCCCTTCTGTGATTCGGCCTTCCTTCCAGTCGTTCACCACTTCGAGCAAAGCCGGATTATTCCGCTGGCGTACGATCTTTTCCACCTGAAACATGGGCACCCCGGCCATCTTCATTTCTTCGATGATTCGGCCCGCCTCTACAGATTGGTGTTGTCTCAGGTCGCCCGCCACTACATAGCGATCCTCGGGCCTAATGCTGCGCAGGAAAGTGTAGAACTGCCGTGTGCCGATCAATGAGCCCTCATCCAGGATGTAGAGGCGCTTATTCTCCGATGGATCAACCGACGCATGATTATGCGCCTGAATTGTCATGGGCTCGATTCCCAGTGTGCGCAAGTTCTCTGCTGCCTTGGATGCGCTGGCCATTCCGATGACCGTATAGCCCTGCTCTCTGGCTACCTCCGCAATCGGCTCCAAGGATGTGGTCTTGCCGGTGCCCGCCGCGCCGAATACCAGCATGCCTTGATGCGGAGAGGTTAAGACATTGAACCCTATGCGCATCTGGCCACCATTCGGAATGATGACCTTGTCGCCCTTTTTGCGCTCCTGGTAGCGCTCCCTGAATTCATCGGCGGTCAGATCAGGCGCAATCGGGGTTACAGTTCCCTTTCCGGCCAGCATTACCTCAATGCTCTGCCGCTCCATCTGCTGCATGGCTTTTGTCGTATAGCGCGCGCCAGGAGCGTTTTCCCGGTAATGCCCTACCCTAACGAACTCCTGCCGCCCCGCAAACGCTTCCTCAACGTCCTGGAGTCGCAAATGCCCCAATCCGGCTCTTAGGGCATCGCGCATTAGCTCGTAATGGTCATTTACCGCTTGGTGCTCGAAAAGCCGGTCGCGAGCGTGGTCTATCGAACGGTGCGCCCGTTTGCCCAGCTCGGCGGGGGAAAGTATGTGAACCTGACGCGCCTTCGATTCTGCCACGATGCGCTCCGGATGCTGGCCGAACTCTTCCGCCTGCCGTCGGTGTTCGGCTTTTAACGCCCCCGGATCCCATTCCTGTTTTGGCTGGCGCAGCGCTTTGTTGATAATCTCGTCGGCGGCGGCACCGGTTACGCCGCGGCGCTCTTTCTCGGCTTCAATCTCATTCGTGCGGGCCGAGATGCTTTCCAGGTACTCATCCGAATAGCCCTTGATGCGTGTGCTGAAGTTTTTCCCGTGCTCCAGTTCGAATCCGCCCGCCCATGCTTGTCGAGCAAGTGACGCCTCGTATACGGCATTCATGTAGCTTTGAATGGCGAAGATTTCCCACGTCAGGAGCGCCCTCACCTTCCCATCCGCGTCCGTCATGTTCATAATCACGCAATGTGTGTGTAATTGCGGATCCGGCGCACGATTCTCAACGGGGCGAGATGTGTCATGTACGAACCTAGCAACCGCCCAATTGCCGGTAGTGTACGGCAACCGCGCCTTGCCCATTCGGGTTTGCGCGTAGAGTTCTCCAGCGTCGAGCATTTCCGTCACCGCGCGATTGTGCCAATCCACAATGCGCTTGTCCCCACCGACCAACGCGGACGCACTGTAGCTTTTGTGGGGCGAAACGACTACATCCCAGGATGCTACATGTAGAGACGGTGCCTTAGCTTCCTTCTCCGGCTTACCAGGCGGCACAACACGGAACTCGACGGGGTCCAATTCGAGCGGGTCGACTTCGTCCATGAATTCGCGCACGCCTTCCGGCAACTGCGCACGCTCGCCAAGTGCCCATAGATTCCTTACGTGTTCCTCCCACGCTACATGGTCAGTGAGCCATTTCGGTTCCCATAGTTTTGGATCGGGCGCCGGCAATCGGTGCTTGATTAATTGCTCCTCGGTATGGGGATGTTTCCCGGCAGCCAGCAGATCATAGTGCGCCATGTCGATCGGCCCGACCAGTCCCCACTTTTCCGCAAGTTTGCCGTGCCAAGTTCCGGGAGCGTGCGCGCCTTCCGTGTAATAGTAGGCGTTCTGTTGTTCGCGCGGATAGTCTTTTGTGTGCGCTTCCCCGAGCGGCTTCGATACCTTGGCTACACCCATCCCTTATCCGTTCAGCCAGCGCATGAATTTACTCTTTTTGCTAGGCGCTTGCTTGACGGGTTTTGGCGTTCGTTTTACGGCGCGCTTTTTCCTGCGAAGTTCTTCGATTTCCGCTAAAGCGCGTTGAAGTTCTCGCGTTTGAGCCATGTGCGCATCGGACAGCCCATCTAGCGACGCGTCTGCCTCTTCCCAGAGACATATGGCGCATTTGTCCATTCCATCTACACCAACCCAGCACTGCAACGAATGTCCACATGGTCCGATCGCTTTTGCTTCAGCTAGTTCGCTACGCAGCAACGCGACCGTCTTATCGTAAAGCTCGATCTGGGCACGCTTTGTGGCAACTTCAAATTCTAATTCCGCGAGGGTTGGTTTCCCTGTATCGCTCATATCCCCTCCGTAAGCGGATTCGGATTCGGCGCTTGCTTTGCGGTTTTCTTCGGCAACCGCAACGGTTCCGGCTCCTCGTCGCGCGTCGGGATAGTGATAGGCATTTTGCGCGGGATTGGCGCAGGCGTGACATCCTCCGCAGCGGGAGTTTGTTCCGGTTCCTCCAGACGAGGAATCAATCTTTCCATGCGGCAAGTTCTCGTCTTGCGCGGTAACGGTTGTATGTTGATCTTCACTGTTTTTCCTTGCTGCTTTAGCCAGCCCTCGAACAGCGGCACGCCTTGCACTTCGGACCCCATGACCGGGTCAATCGTTGGAGTCTGATTAGACCAAGAACGCGATCGGTTATGTTTCGCCATCATGTGAGCTGGTCGGCTTTCTGTCATGCGCTCGATTTCTTCTTTACCAATCAGTCCAGCCATTTCCGCTGCTGCCTTGTCGCTTTCGGTTTGCAGAATGATATTCGTTGCGGCCTGCGATGTGACAGTGACCGCGCCGTTGTCGCCGTAGCGATCCTTAAGTTGCGCCATGTCGTGAATTCCCAGGATCAGCACGTTACCAGACGCGCGTTGTTTCGTCATGCCGGATTGCAACTGCGGTAGCCGTTGCATACTGGCTAGTTCGTCCAGAACAAACCACACCTTGGGAAGCTTTACACCGGGAGCGGGCGGCGCTTGTGTACTGAGAATCAGCAGATCGATCACGGCAGATTGCAAAGGCAATAGCGCCTCTGCGGTGAGTGGATCGCTGGTCATAAAAATCCACCCTGTACGCTTCGCTGCAAATTCCCTGACAGAGAACTGCCTACGACCTTCCGGAGTTGCTGGCATCATGCGGAGCGCTTTGGATACTTCGCCAAGCGTGGCCCATATTCCGGCTCCCTGTTGCGGCGCTTTCGGATCTGTCGCAACCGCAAATTCCGTACCCTTTAGCTTTGGTGCCACTTCTTTTTCTGGATGTGCCAGCCAATAACCAAGAGTGGACATCGGAGCGGGATAGCGAGACATCAGAAACGAAAAGATTCCTTTGGCGTAATTCCGAAAGAATGGCTGCGAACGCGGCAGTTCTGGCCAAAAGGCAGAACCCCAAGGCGTGGCCTGCGCTTCATCTTTTGCCTCTGACTCAAACGCATGATATACGCCTCTGGAATCCGTTGGATCATAGATCGAGTCCCCGCGCGACTCGTCGTAAAACTCATCCCTGAATTCGCCCTTTGGATCGTAGATGACCGCCGTCTCGCCTCGGGCCTGCACTTGGTGCAAGATCTCCCTAATGAGCGTAGACTTGCCACGACCCGTCGCGCCGAATATTCCGAAGTGGTACGCAAGAAACTGCTCAGCGATGTGGATCTTTTGCCACGACCGTTTGCCAACTCGCAGTGTCAACCCGACCGGCTTAGGCGACTCCGAATTGAACCGGCTCCGGCTCACCATGCGCGTGCCGCGCACATGTACGCCCCACTGTCCCATGCGCTGGCGGCGACGGTCATACTCCACGCCCACCGCCACGCACAGAACGAACCAACCGCAGAACAACAACCCGAACACTCGGAATGTGCTTAGGATGTCGCCCGCGTACACGTCCTTTTCGAGCCACGTGCGCAACTTGGACGGAACGGCTTGCACCATTTGCACGCGCTCCTCTGCAACCGGCTGCGTCACCAGGTGCGGCGCGTTTGCCGGACCCGTAACCACCATCGGGTACCACTTCCATCGCTCCGTCTTGTGCAATCCAGACAGCGCACTTTGCGCAACCGTGCGCACGTACGTTGACAAGTAGTATTGCTGCAAGATTGGTCGATAGTGTACGCCGACTTTCCACCAGACCGGTACCAACACTAGCGCAAGCAGAATGCCGCACAGTTTGCCGATCGGTGCGCGTATCGGGAACGGTCCCCAGCGGCCAGGCGTTGCGCGCTCAGACATGCTTTTCCTTGTGCCACTCTTGTATGGAATCGGCATCGGCCAGTTCCTGCAACAAAGCACTAGCGCGATATCCAGCGGCACCAAGTAGCGTTGCTAATTCTTCTACATAGCTGAAGTATGTCTCCAATTCATCTGGATCAAGTGGAGGCTTTCCAGCAATCGCCCTTTGAATTACACTGTGAGCTTTCGCCAGCGCACAGCACGCCATGATTAACGCAGTGTCTAGCGTCTCCATGTCCAGCGGTTCTTCAGTCACGTTTGCACGCCTCCGTACAGATCTCCCGGTACTCTTCATGCGTCATTGGTACGTGTCCGTTATCAATTTCCCATTCCTTGATGAATCTCGTGACACGCAAAAGATCGCCCAACTTTTTACGGATGATGCGAATGCTTTCCGAATCTTCTGCGCTACCACTGCTTGCTTCACCGTTGCCGACAATCTCGCGCAATATCAGATGCCGAATATACGAACTTTCGTCCATGCCCCGACCGCTCGCCAAACCACGAAACAAAGCGGCCTGTTCCTCGCTCAGCTTCGTCCCAACCGACACCGTTTTTGATCCGTTTTTCATGTGTATTCTACTTAACCCCAGTAACCCCAGTAACCGATCTGAATTCCAGAGACGTCATCTCAGGGGGGAGTAAACCCGTGTCGCCTTTTTGGTTTACCGTTGGCTCTATCACGTTATGGGTTGCTTGGCTAGTTCTTCTTGGCATTCACACCAATAGGCTGCAAGGCATACCGCCATTTCCACTTCAGACAGAAGTTCGCCACCATCCCTAGCCATCATCTGCGCAGCCATCCGTCTAGCAACACGCTCTTGCACTGGGTTGGTTAGGCTTAGCTCTCGCAACGCCCTTTCGCACCTAGCCTGTATGTTTGGGCGCATGGCAAGCCTTATTTTTGCCGCCATGCCAATGACCCACCTCATAGCCGATATCCCTCCGAAACCGCCATAACCTCGCGCCCAACACTCATGGAACTATCTCTCCGTCTATCCAGTGACCCAGCCATTTGCCTAAGCTACCGTCAGGATTTTGTTCAAAGACAATGGGTGCCGACGGCAGCATTTCCGCCAAGTCGTACCACGCCAGAAGGCACTCAAGAAGCGATTGCCCGATATAACTTTCAGTATTCGATAACCCACAAACGAAGTACATCCACCGAAAGAGCATCTGGCGCAGATTCATATCCCATATCCCTCAGAAATCTCCTTCACTTCTCTCTGCGCTGCGACTTCTCTATCGATTGCTGCATTCCTAATCGGAGTAGCGCCAATGCGTAATTTATCCAGGAATGATAGGTAATCCTTGCGTCCGTATTCATCACCCATCCACGGCGGGCCGCCGTCATATTTGTCAAGATACGCCCTCCTGACAATCCGCACCTCGTCTTCAATCTGATCACTTTTCATAGCCGATACCCTTCTGATTGAACAAACTTTTCTTCGTTTTTTATGCCCTCCTTTTTCATATGGGTAACGTATTTGTCAAGCATTTCTACGGCGGTAATGCCCGGCTGCTCGCGTCCCATTTCGTTCATTCGTCTACTTACCTCTTCCGGCGTATGCCGCTCTCTCATTAGCCAGTACAGATTATCTTGTGCTGACTCTTCCAGAATTTGTTTTTCTACTTGCATATAGCCCCCACTTCCAGAAACCGCCATAACCTCGCGCTCTTGCTGCGCGTACACATGCGCCTGCCCCGTGTTTACCGTGTAGCCCTTTTCGCGCGCTTCGACGATCATTTCGGCGAGCTTTCCGAGCGCTTTGTTGTGCGCTTCCTGCGCCTTCTCCGGGCTGTCCGTAATGTACGTTTGGCTGAGATCTATGGTCCGATTCCCAACTGACAATTGATTCGAGAAGTCGCGCGCCATGGCCGATACAGGTAGCTCGATGCGCATGTGCTCAACGTCAACGAGTTGGATCTTTCCGTTGACTTCTTTCTCCATCTTGCCGTCGGCATAATTGAGCAGAATCTCTGCCATCTTTAGGCGCGATTCATGCTCTGGCACCCAGTTCGAAATGGCTTGCTGCGCACCTTGGTGGTAGCGATATTCGACGAAGTTTATCGCACCCTTTTCTGTCGTATCGAACTGCAATGCAGCCGCTGTCGCGAATGGCATAATGCGGCGTTGGTGGTCATTCAATAGCTCGTCCAACTGCTGCATATTGCGCGGGAACGGTTCAGCCTGGAGGCGCTTCATTTCGGCCTCGTAGCCAAGCTTTTCCGGGTCAGCCTTAATCAACTGATGCTCTATTTCCTTGATTCGTCCGTACCCTTTGTCGAGATTCAGCATGCGCTCGTTGGGTGCCAAATCGTTCACATGGCTGAGCTGATCGATGATTAAGGCCCGCTCAGCGGCGAGCCTTTCGCGAACGCTTTCCTGCGCCTGAGCTTCCATCTACGCCACCTTTCGGATAGCTTCTTTAGCGGCCTTTGTGCGCCGCTGTTTGGCCGGTTTGTCGCTCGGCAGAACCTGATCAAGGATCTGGCCGACGACGTAGTCCACGCTGCTGTCGAGCGATTCGGCGTACCCGATTAGCCGAGTTATCAACTCCGGATGCACCTTAATCGTGAGCGCTTCCGGTATTGCTTTGTCTTCTGGTTTAATGTCAATCTTCATTACTTTTCTCCTCCTTAAATCGGTCACACTTCCCACATGGGCAGTTGCGGACATCATCTCCGTCAATGCCTATGTAATGTCGGTCTCTTATGCACCCACAGGCGGCGCATTTGGTGTTTCTCTTCTCTTCCAGTAGGCGTTCGTATTCGCGATCGCATTCCCAAAAGCACGTTACCGGGCGCGGACAAGTCTCTCCGGTTTCTGGACAAATCCTCATTCCGCGCATGGTTCCACAATTGACTCTGTTTTGTACTTCCTCTTCATTGGGCCATCGCAACTATAAGCCCAAAAAACAACGGCAACACGCCAAACGTAATCACCCCGGACAGCAAGCAATAACGGAACTTTGCATGCCGCCGTAGCCACCGAAATACCGTCACCAGAAACCACACCGTACCGGCAATACAGCACGCCGATTGAGCCACCCAAATCAAAGGCCAAATCATGTTATCTCCAGTTCGCCGTAAATACCGGCTTCGCATAAAACGCAATCTGTTGCGGTGCAACGACTCCAAAATAACGAGAGTCGAAACTGTCAGGACTGAAGTCGCTAATGGCCCAATAGCCGTAGTGATATCTTCCAAAGTCGTAGTGTGTGAGGGGCTTTCCGGCCAACGATACTTTCTTGGGTGCGGTGTTCGGCAGCAGCTTTCCGTCTACATAAAAGCCTTCTGCGGCCAACTTGATCGGATTGTCCATAGTGGCCTCGTATACCGGCTTAAGAATCGGCTGCAGGCCAGTGTTGGGGCACTCCCCAGGGCGCAGGTCGATGCCAGCTGCAACTGCCGGTGCGAGTTGTTCCATAGACAGGCAGATCGCGGCATATCGCGCTGTGCTGGTGGTCCGGTAATACATGCCTACAGGGACAGATTTGGAGAGATTCAGCCGCAGATTTGAAGCGCGCAGGGTGTCGCCAATCACGAAGTATGCCGGGAATCCTACAGCCACAACCAGAGCGGCAATTGTTACGGTCTTGATGTTAATTTTCATTTGATCTCCGTAGGCTGATAAGGACCGGGGAATACGATATTTTTCTTAACGAAGATCTCGAAATTGTCGCCCGGGCGGATCTTGATAGTTGGCTGAATATTTAGATTCTTGCTTGTGATCTGCTGCCCGACCGTAGCCGCTTGCTGGGCGATTGCGGCACTGGCTATCTGCGCGTTTGACGGATAGGCCAATACACCGCCAGCGCCGCCGTTTGCATGATTCTGCGAAATCTGGAGACCAGCCGCAAACAAAGAACTGAGAGCCACTCCGCCAATTAAACGTTTATAGTGGTTATCCACTTGATCTTTTAACCCGGCTGAACCATCGGCGGAATGGCCCGGAAATCTAGCCAGATCGACATACGATCCGTCGGGAAACCGCAGATACGTCCATGCGATCTGAACCCTGTTCTGGCCATACGACACTGACGAATTGTATTCGCCAGCGAGAAGCGATCCTGCGGGAATCATGACGTACCTGTGTGTCGGCGTATCGTATACGTCGCGCTTCACCATTGCGATAAGATCACCCGGCAAATCAGACACAACCTTGTTGGGCAGACCGGCCGGAATAACCTCTCCCTTTTCGACAATCCAGCGGCTCAAGGGCGCGATGCGTGTTGTCTTCATGTAGTCGTCGGTGTCGGCAGGTTCAGAGTTAAACTTGCGCTTTTGCTCCTGTCCATTAGGATCATCTTCCATGGCTTGCTGGTTAGCTTGAGGCGCACCGGAAGGCCCCACCTGACCAGCCAGTGAGCGGATGCGATCCACCTCTGCTTGGTAAGGATCTTGCGGCGCCACTTGCGGCTGTGACTGCGCCTTGCTGGTTGCTCCCGTTGGCGCTTCCAGTGCTGCTTGATGGCGCTCGTATTGATGCGCTAATTCCTGCGCCTTTATGGTTTCCGCTGGGCTTTGCCTTCCGGCTTCCGCATCATACGGTGGCACATACGAAGGCGCATAATACGGAGTCGGTGCTGGCTGATTGGCTGGTATATGCGCGACGACGGGCGTGACTGTTGGACTGGGCTCAGCGAGCGTACTGGCCGGTTGACTGTTTGGCCCGTCCGTCTGTCCACCCCGGACTTGGGGGCGGTTACTCACTGCCGCATCTCCAGCCGCAACATGCTCTTGTGCGGCGTGCTTTCGCTCCTCTTTCTGTTTGATGCGTACGTGAAAGCCCCAGATCACCACCACAACCAAGAGGATTATCAGGGCTACGCCAGTAGCCAGTAACCGGCCCGATACCGTGCGCTGGATCATCGGAATGCGCCCCCGAAGATTGATCGCCATTAGTTGGCCGCTCCCTTCAATCCGTTGTTTTTGATGCAGGCCCGTTGCTGCTTTTTACCTACGCCTTCCAGTAGGCAGGCATTTTCAAAGAGAGCATCTACAATGAGTTCGTTACCCGCTTCCCAGTGCATATTTGCCGGAATGGTCCCCTGCGCATCTTTGATCTCGATTACCGGCAAGCCACGATAGCGGGCCTCGTCCGACATCTTTATGTGCGTGTGGATTCCGTCATCGCCAATCTGAATCGGCTTCATGAATTGTGCATCTTTGCCGTGCAGTTCGACCGTATAATCCCAGTTCTTAATTGGGCCTACCGTATTCAACTGGGCGAGCTTTTCGGCCTCTAACTTTTGCCGTTCTGCGGCTTCAACCTGCGCCGCCGCTTCTGCTTTCTTTCGGGCCGCTTCCTCGTCTGGGTAGGAGAAGGCAACCCGCGCCATATGCTCGGCCGATGTGGAAATTAGGCGGATGTAGTAGGACCGGCGATCTGTGCCGATCGTCAGTGTCGTATCGAGTCCCACCTGGGTAGGTTTAACCACCACATAAACGAACTGATTGGAGCCGGATCCAGCGGTGCGGCTAGCAATCTGCCAGCGCGTATCTCCCCAATCCAGTGCGTCAGCGGTTAGCTTCTCCCCCGGCTCCAGATCTACTTCGCACACCTGGAGAATGGCGCATACTACGGTTGGCAGGATCTGGCCGTACCTGAAAAGCACTCGGCCACTCTTTGCTTCTGGCAGGGGGCCGTTATTGAGCCATTCTCTTGATAGATTTAGAGCCGTGCGCGCGGCTGGCGTCAAGACCAGTTGCCGCTCAACCGTTACCGTGTCCAGCGTTGCCTCGGGCGCGGGTTTCTTTTTTCGGCTCTTGGCGTCGGGCGCGTCCTCAACGATACGCTTGGCTTGCAGATAAACATCTGGCCCCGGCATCGGAGGCGCGGGCTGTTGTGCTACGCCTAACAGCGAACACGCTAAGAATAGAATTGATAGCTTCATGTTTCCTTCCCTTACTGAACCGGCTCGGCTTGCAACTCGGTAATGAGAATGCCTAGCGGGTTTTCTTCGCGGGCCTTCTCGGCCGTGGGGATGCGAATCGAGTAGACGATACGCGCTCGCCATGACTTCTGAGCCGTCACTTCGCCGCTGGTAGATGTTGTCGTCTCGGTCCACCAGATCCCATACGTGTGTTGGCCTTCGACATCGTAGGTCTTGTACTGCACCGTTACGAGGTGCCCGTCGTCGGCAGCCTTGATTGGATCGTGCTCTTGATACCACGTCGCCACAACCCGCTTGGCTTGGCTGGCATCGCCGAGATAAGAGAAGCTCCTATCCCATGCGGTTGCTTGCGCGGTGCGGTCGCTCGTTACCGTGCGCCATGACTCAATGAACCGCTTGAGAGATTGGACCTTAACCGCGTCCCATGTTGCAGCATCCATATCCGCAGGCTTGGTCGGCCCGGAATAGGAGACTTGATTAGCCGCATCTCGCTGTAGCACATATACGTCGGTCTTTGACAGCGTAGCCACATGCCAGAGGGCGGCGACCAGTGCGGCAACGATCCCTATCAGCCCGAAAGCCGCCAGCATCCAGTTGCGCCTACCGGCCGCAAGGTTGCTCCATGACTCTTCCCATGCGCGTGCGGCGAGCTTTGACCGAATCGCCGGGTCCTTATCGGCAGACTCTGCCTTGGTTCTTTGAAGTGTTTCTAGAGTGTGTGCCATATTTTTCCCTAATGATTGAATCCGTTGAATCTTGGCGTGCTACCGCCCGCGCCGGAATGCGGCATGCGGGCCGCTGAATTGACCGCAACCTGCGCCATGCTGACAGCGCCGCGCGCCATAGCTCCTGATGCTGCCGAGCGACCGCCACCAGGGGACACTTGCGGTGTTTCATTACCGCCCGATGGTGAGCCACCCGGCGCTACTCCATTAACAGAGTTCGCTGCACTGGCAGCACCAGAGACCGCACCACCTACCGCTGCCGTAGCGCCGCCGCTGGCGAACCCTGCCGCCACCATTGCCCCGGACACTGCGGCGCCTATTGCTGGCGCGACAAAGCTCAACATGTCGCTATGGCTAAGGTTTGGAGAGCCACCCAGTAGACCGGCAATGTGCGACGGCAGAAACCAGCAGACCGATGCGTACAGAACTGCACCGGCCGCGATCAGATAGGAAGCCTGCACACCGGCCTGAGTGAATGGGATGGCTTGCGCTGCCGCTATCCAGGAATTCGTCATCATCCAGCCCGCACCGATGAGCAAATACATCATCATCAGGCGGATTCCTGCCCCGAACGAATACGCGAAGTATCGCTCAACATACGAACTGGTATAGCCAGATCCGCCGAACCCCAGGAACAAGACACCCGCACCAAGCGCGACGAACGTTTGTACTTTGGCGATTATGAATTGTATGGTGATGACCAAAAAGCACGCGATGATCACCGTCCCGGCAAACACAAGCGCATGCGCTGTGGCGATATCGGCCATCAAGCCGTGCTTGAATGCTTCCCATAGCAGCTTGCCGAATATCTTGAAGCCCTGGAGAAGCACTACTGACGGAGCTATAGAGGGCACCCCGCTTGCAGCTTTGCCGATCTGCACAAAGCTGTTGATAATCGCGCCCATCCATGTGCCAGCATTCATCAGTAGGGCCAAAAACATTCCAATCATCAGAATTTTGTTGGTAGCAGTGAAGATTACGCTTCGGATATCCTGCCCATTCCATGTACGCCACAGCGTCCAACCCAGAAAGGCCATTTCCAGGCCTGCCAACGCCCAAAAAATCTCAAATGCGAATGGAGAGATGGACGTGAACCATACAGTGGATACTTGCTCAATTGCCTGAGTAAGCGAGGACGGATCAGAGATGACCGGCGCGGACGGAGGGCCGAATTGCCCAAACAATACTGGCGCTAATAACAGGCCGAGCAAAAGGCGTTTATTCATTGGAGTTACCACGCCCGCGATCTGTCGGCGAGCGGTTCAGGTGCCGGGGTAGCCATCATTGCGGCGCGGCAGACGGTGCCTTCAGAACTGCGCCCCCAACTTGCTGTAGCGTTCAATTGCCGCTGCTGGCATGCCGTAGAAATCTCCGTTGCCAGCGTGGGACGATTGGCGAACCACGTTCCCAGACTCAAGGCGTCAAAGGTGGACAGATCCCCAGCACCCGCCGCCTCAACCCGGCGCACGATTGCCGATTGCTGAGCGTTCGGGTCATAGCAACCGATCAAGGAAATTATTCCCAGCATGGCTACACCTAGCCGACTAAACATGCGTGGCCTCCGTATCAGTGCAGGCGAGTTTGGTCTCCGATATGACCGGTGGTGCTCCGCAAAACATGTATACTAAGCTCACCACCACGACCTGCATAACGGCAAACGCATTGCCGAATAGACGCACATCGGCTTCATAAGCGGCGGGCAAATCCCCAAACTTCAGAACCGCCCAGCACACACATAATGGCCATATTGCTACAACCAGAAGCCCTATCACGTGCCTATATCTAGAGACAAATGATGCCGCTATCTTTATAGTTTTCATATTGCCTTACCATGCCCTCGTATCTGCTGAAATGCTGCTCGGGTCGCCAAACCCAGAAGTGGCCGCCTGAATCTGTGCCTGCTGGGTATTAATCTGCTGTGCCGAAATAGCGGCCTTGGCTGCCATGTCAGCAGCAAAGAGTGCGCGCAGCTTCATGAGTTGAGCGACCGTTTCTGTGCCTACCGAAACGCCGAGCTGCAGACTTTGATTGCGTCCCTGCGGAGTAACCATTAGCGCTTGAATCCGCGCCATGAATTGCTGATCGTTGGCTAAGCTGTTACCCTGCATTCCGGCCGTATTGGCCACGCCCTGAATGGTCTTTAGTGCGGTATCTGACCAAGTGTTGTATGCCGTAGCGTAAGTTTGCGTGCCTGTAGAAGCAAACGGTACGTAGACCGCGCGGAATTGATTGTCCATCTGCGCAAAGTCAAGCGCTAAGCCGCGCGACTGCTGCAAGATACTTCCAAAACTTGAAATATCCGCCAAGATGTTCGTGCTCGGATGTTGCGCCAGATCAACCCCTTCTCGCACCATGATTTGAGCCATTTGCACGGCATTTAACGCGGTTTGGGCCTCCTTCACGTAATTTGATAGAAGCTGGGCGTGGTTGAGAAGCTGGGTAATTTCTGATGCTGCTAGTGGGTTCCAGAACTGCGCCCGCGCTTCCTCTGCCGGAACAAGCAAGAGCGCTGCCGGAAGAATCACAAGTGGGAAAGTGGATAGTTTACGCATACTGGGCCGTCTCCTTTTCGGCCAGATTAGAAATCTGCGAATAGTAGTCTGCCCATTCGTTGAGTCCTCGCGAGCGAAGCCAAGTGGCTACCCAGCCGTGCCCATTGCGAGCGATCATATTGTCAACGCGAGCGCGATCCGCATCAGTGGATGCCGCCACAAACGACAATGTGAGCGCACCCAATTCCAGCGCGATAAGGCGCTTCCCGTCGGGCGACATCACGTAGTAGTCGGACTTCAGCTCTGCATGTGCGATCTTTTCACGGTCCAGCGAATTGCAGCCCATCGCCTCGTACGCCGCCGCGCCCTCCAGAATTGCTTGCGGATTAGGCAGGCACACTTTCGTTAAGCATTGATCCAGAACCGCCGATTTCAGCGGAGAAGCGAAGACCTTGGACAATTCCTGAAGAACCAGCCAAACCGACATGTTGAGCTTTCGCCCCTCAAGCAGGAATTCCTCGAAGCATTTAGCGGCCATCGGATGCGATAGCGCCTCTCGGAATTCATCAACCGTAACGAGAGTCGGAACGTCCGAGCGAAGGCGCTTGCGGATCTTGTGGAAGATATAAAACAGGGCTCCATTCATGGTCTTTTTGTCGAGACGATACAGTTCATCCATCTCGAACACGACCATGCGGCTTAGCTCTAAATTATCCTTTTCCCCGTCAAGGATGCCACCGCAGTAGAACTTCAGCGCTTCCTTTACCTCAATCGAAGCCACGGCCATCCTAAAATCCGTAAGGGAGCGCCCGCCCTTGCTGCCCGCGAGCAATTGCAGCGCTTCCGCTACATCATTGCGGATATCTGGAGTTACCGTTAAGCCGTTCTGATCCAGAAGAAGCTCGATCCACTGAGATGCCCAATCTAGATCCCGCTTTGTCTCTAATTGCGCCAGCGGACAAAGCAGCGTCTCGCCTGAATCGGGGCTGATATCTATGAAGTCGCCACCCATCGCCTTCGTGAGCGTATAAAGGGCGCGCTTCTTATCGAATGCATATACCTGCGCGCCTGGGTAGCGGAACCACTGCGCGATAGAGAGCCCCAGCCATGTGGTCTTACCGCTGCCGGTCGGGCCGGTTATCAATTGATGGCCTACGTCTTTAACTAATGGATGGAAGCGATACGCGCTGCCACCACTCGTAACCGCATGAAAGAGTGGTGGAGACTTATATGGAAAGTATGGCGACGGGCAAAACTCCAAGCCACGGAATGGTGCCGACAATGGCATCATATGCACTAAGTTTTCCGTAGTCACGATAAACGTGCGCGGGTCCTTGTACTGCTGTCCTGGAAATGTAGCCAGCCATGCCGCTACCGCGTTGGTGGTCTCGACCCGACAAGAAAATCCGCAATTCTGGCGAATAACCCTTGTGATGGCCTGGGCCGCTTCGCGCAAACGCTCCACGCTTGACTCCATAACTATGACCTTGCCCGAATACCGCACCGAGACCTCGCGTCCATGCTCTGCGAGATTCATGGCGCGCAACGCATCGCCCTCCAACTCAGCGGCTACCGTATCCGCAAGCTCCGGGGATGCATTCTGCATCAATTTGCTCTTGATGGAGGTCTTTTTGCTTTTCCACTTTCCCTTGTTCGCCTCATGCGCTTTCGTGGCTTCCTGCGCGTCCATGAGAGCACCCTGCTGGCAGAAGCGGAAATCATAAGGGATGGAGTCCAGTTCGCGCATAATACCGGCAAAGCTTAACTGTGGGAATCCATCTATCGCGATGACACAGATGCGCTTTCCGGGGACCAGTTCATTCATTGGATCGCCCAGCTCCGGCTCCCCGCCACCCGTGAAATCATCCGCGGCCAAATATTGATTCAGGTGCGCCGGAACGTCTGGGATAGCGAATGGGAATTCTTCTCCACAGATACACCAGCGCACGTATTCCAGAAGCTCATCGCAGACCATAGTGGCCTCGCCTACGCGCTTCTCATAACTCTTGAGACGGCGCACGCCGGGAAGATTCGCCCGCAGAAGTGAATCGATCTCGGATACCTTCTTTCCAAATACTGCGAGGTCTTTTTCATCAGATCCGCCGCCCTGCGTTGCGTCGAATAGAAACCGGGCGGCTTTCGCTGATCCTCCCGCGCCAGCCTCATACGAGACAGCCATAAAATAGCGGCTGAGTCTCGTTCCGCTTTCGTCGGCCAGCATATAGCGATTGCGGCGCTCATGGTCGATCATGTGCGAGACCGCATCGGGCCAGTCGGCACTTGGTGAATACTCCGACTTCTGGGAACGGATTAAATCGCAATGAATCGTCCAGCCCTTCCCCATGCGCAACTTACTAGACATGCGCTTGGCGATCTGCCAGCACTCCTCAATGGGCAGTGCGTCCATATCCGGACCCCAGAATTCCCATGCGGCCACAAGCACATTCGTAGATAGAAGCAGCACGCCATCGTCCGCAAGCGCGAAGTAGTCAATCAGGTCTGACAGACCATTAGCGTTTTTTCTGGCTTCAGCCTGAATAAACATTCTTAAGTTCTCCAGCGCTTCGCCCGGATCGGCTTAGCCGTCCAGAATCCTCGGTTGTAGCGTTGCGAATTGTGGTGGACCTCGATGAGGCGTGGGTCATCCTTAGCCATTTCTTGGAGCATTTTGCGGAGAAAAAAGAAAAGGCCAATCGACAGCCCAATCCCGTAACGATTGGGCACCGACAGCACCACCACCACGCACAATACCCCTACAAGCACTATCGCGGCCGGTTCGCACCCAACAAGTAAGTGTGTCCGATTAGACGACTCGTGGAACTTTGCGCAAAAGCTAGGGTGAATATCCATTGGCCTTTTGAGTTAAATAATTGCGCCCTGGACGCCAGGGATAAAGCTGAGCAGTGAAGCGCTGCCCAAGGCGATTCCAGCAACCGCCAGAGTTCCCATTGCTCCGTTACCTACCGCGCCCATATCGTGGTGGTGCCGATACCATGAGATCGCGCCAACCACCACCATGATTAGCGAGAGCCCATAAGCCAGAGGGCCAGCCACTTCGTTTGATAGCCCGAAAATCGCTTCAGTGGCTACTAGCCTTCCACCACCGACAGCAAGCATGTGCGGGGCCGTTAGCAGGCTCGACAATATAAATCCAGAAGCACGTAATGCAAACTTTTTCATCTCTAATTTCCTTTCAGACAAATCGATATGCGTAATCCTGTTTTTCTCGGTCGAATCCATCGATGAGCAGGATTTCGCGAACCTTTCGACCAGCGGAGACTCGGTCTTCGCCATCAATGAAAATCACCATGTTGATCGCTGACGCGATTCTTTCTCTGGTGGATGCCTCATGGCCACCCACCAAAGTCTCTAGCTTTCTAAGACCCTGTACGGCATCGTCAGCGTGGAGTGTAGCCAATCCACCCGAATGTCCCGTATTCCAAGCGCTTAATAGCGTGCGCGCTGGATGCTCCTCTCGCACTTCTCCAACCACGATGCGTTTCGGTATCAGGCGCAACGTCGTAGTTAGCAGTTCCGCTTGCGATATGTGCGCGGTTGACAATAACTGCACATGATTAGGCAAACTGCATTGCAACTCGGGCGTGTCCTCGATTATTACGACCCGATCTCCCGGCGTGGATTCTAGCCAATCGTGAATCACGCTGTTCGCTGCGGTGGTTTTGCCGCTGCCTGTAGGCCCAACCATCAAAATATTCCTGCGATGACGATTGGCGGCTCGAATTACGTCAACGTGGTCAAGCGACGACGACTCCATTTCTCGGCTGAACTCGTCGCGATTGCGTTTACTGTTGAGTGGATCGTCCTTTCGGGTTGTTATTCCGCCATCGTGCATATCCTGCAAAGAGAAGATTTTCTTCTGTCTGGTGCGGATGGCGAACACTGGAGATGTAACCACCGGGCTACATACCCCCTCTATTCGGTCCCCTGTCAACGGGAAGATTGTTTCCAGGATTGGGTGGTCATGATCAAATTGAATGCCGCGAACTGTTGCGATTCCAGAAAGCAGCAACGCGCTTGAGTTTGGCGGAAAATGATCCACACACATAAACCCATAACCCAATCGATTTACCCACAGCCTAGAGTCTGCGTTCACCACCACATCAAGCGTTAACGGATCCTGAAGGAGTTCGACGATCGGACCAGCATGGCAAGCCAGATTGTGTAATTGCCGCCTCTCCTGGTCCGATGTCGTCTTCATAGATACTTTCGCTCCAATCGCAGATGTAACCGGTGTAGCCATCGCCTCATGATTCATTCCTTTTTGTTTTGCGCGGCGAGTGGTTGCCCGCCGCGCTATGTCGTCACCCTTTGGTTTTAAGTACTATCTCCTCCTAGTTCATACTGTACACATTTTTGTTTACACTGTCAACCATTATCTTGTATAATTCTTTGTAGATAATGGATTACACTTATGCCAAGGGATGAAAACTAAACAGCCCGTGAAGAAGCGTAGAGACGACGTTGAGCGAGCCCCAGTCAATATACGAAATGTTGCAAAACGAGACTGGGAGAACATAAAAGACATCGCCAAACAGGAAGGCTTGAGCCTCTGGATGGTACTCGATGAGATGTTTCATGATTGGCTTAAGAAGCACCGCCATTAGGCTGCTCGTTTCCCCGTCAATTCCTCGATCAATCCCCGAATCACCCACTCCAGCTCCATATCAACCGCCCGCTGCGCATCCACCATCCGGCACGCATAAATCACGGTGGCGTGATTCTTCCCGCCGAAGTATCGTCCGATCCACGGAAAGCTATTGCCGTTGATCGTTCGCATCAGGTACATCGCAATCTGGCGCGGATGCACAATCGCATGGCGTCCATCACGCCTACGCAGATCTTTCGATTCCAGCCCATAGCGGACAGCAACGGCCCGCAGTATCGCGTCTGGTGCAACGCGACGAGGCAGAGTCACGCGCGTCGCCTCTTGGCCGCTAACCGTTTCCAGCGCCTACTCTCGCGTGCGCGTTTGTATCTGTCCGCGCAACCCATACAGCAGAACTTGGCATTGGGTCCGTAGGGCGCAAACCAGCGACCACAGAGACATTGCTTCTCTTTCGGGAGATTCTTGCCGAGGAATATTCCTTGAATCACAACCGAACCCCAGCAAGTCGCGACATGTGCTCCAAGATCGCCGGGTTTTTGTAGTAATCCGCTGCGGCGGCTACCTGCTTCGCAAAATACTCGTTACCGGCTTTTCCTACCCAGTCATCCACACGTGGCTCAGCCGGTCGGCTTGCGCGTTCCGCATCTCGCGCAGCCCGCTTCTTCGCATTCCGTGCATTTTGCAGTTTTCTCGAACAGGCGCGACAGCGTCTCGACCGTGTTATCCCCGTTTGCCAGATGTGACAGATTACGCAGCTCTCGTATCCCGCATCCCAGAGCCAGCGCTTCATGCGCATTTCCAGGTACGTTTTGCAACCGAACTTTGGGTACTTCATGCAGCTCTCTTTTCTTCCGGCTTCACTGGCTCTAAACCTAGCGACCAGAGCTTGCTGTTTGCCCGCTTCAGCGCAATCTCGGTGGCCTCCAGCTTATTTTCCAGATTCTCGATTTCGTCTTCCCACCAGAACCGATGCTCAGGCGACTGAATAGGCATTGCCGTCCTCCAGTTCCTCCAGCGCAATCTTTTCCGACAGCCAGTCAACGTGTCCCAGCGTCGCGCCAAATCGCTCCGTGGCCGTCAGGCTTTCGTCCCGCGCGTTCTTCAGGCATAGTTCCGCTTGCTTGGCGCAGTATTCGATGTGCTCGTCTCTAGTCATGCCGCTACTGGCCTTTCTTCGACCTCGTCAAATCGCGCATATCGCGAAGTGAAGATCAGATTTCCGTGTCCCTTGGGACCGCCACGCTGCTTCTTGAGTCGGATTATGAACGGCTGCACGTCGGCCTCGTCATCGTCCGTTACGCGCTCAAGGAAGATCACGTGATTCGCGTCTTGCTCGATGCCCGACGATTCCTTCAAGTCGGTAAGCTTGCGGTTCTTTGTGTTGCCGCTTTTTTCCGGCCTGCTGAATTGAGACAGCACCATGACGGGGATATCAAAGTCTTGCGCAATCTGCTTCATCCCCCGGCTCAGACTGGCGACTTCCTCGGCGCGCGTTCCAAATCTCCCGATACCGCTCATGAGTTGCAAATAATCGACCACTAGGAACTCAATGGGCTTGCCAATGGACCGATAGCGGTGTAGGTCCTGCCGTAGCATCGGGATCGTGATAGTCCCGGTGTCGCGATACAAAATCAGATCCCCGAGTTCAGCGATCTTCCAGGCCGTAGCACATGCCTTGCCGCGCTCGTCTTCCTCGCCCAGCCCGATACTCAGCCGGTGCATGTTGACGCGCCCGACTTGCCCGATGATGCGGCACAGTACCTCCTCGTTGCTCATCTCCATCGAGTAAAGCGCCGTTCTTTTGCCAGCGTGCGCCGCCGAGTAAATCGACTGCATGGCGCATGCTGTTTTCCCTTCTCCGGTATTCGCCGCCAGCACCGTAAGCGTTTTGCGCTTAAACCGCATCCTCGACCGCAGCCAAGCGAATGGAGGCTCGATGCCGTTCTGTGATGGCCTGATTAGGTCGTTGATGCCAACGCGCTCGATGATCTGGTCGGCCGTCTCGAAAGCTTTCTCACCCTTCGGCTGCATGCCCTCCCCGACGCGCCGTAGCTCTTCCGCCAGATCCCCAGGTGATTCGCCGCGATAGGCCCGCGATTTGATGCTCTCGACATCGCAGATCAACTTCCGCAGCATCGCTTTTTCCCTCAAGATGCTGATGTAGTTGTCGATGTGATGAACATGAGGCAGTCCGTCATCCAACGAGACCAGATAGCTCAATCCGTCGACCGAGGCCAGTTCACCGTGGCGCTGCAATTCCTCAGCGACCGTGACGCGATCGATCTTGCCGCCCCGCTGCTGGATCTCGCCCATGCGCAGGAAAATCCGCTTATGCTTCTCAAGCGAGAAGTCAGTCTGCGCCAAGCTCGTCATGATCGCCTCGACAGGCGTTCTGGCCGGGTCCGCGCTCATCAGCGCACCGAGCACAAGTCTCTCGCAGTCCAGGTTGTCGGGTAACGGTAAGTCTTCAGTATTCATCGCAAAAAAATCTCTCCCAGGGGTCTAGTGTCTACGGCCGGTACATCCCGTACGGGAGAGGCGCGGGCCGCGAAAAGCGTGGGCGGCTCCTGCTCGTAACGCTCCATCGTGGCCGCGAGATAGTTGCTGAGGGCCTTCGCGTACTCGCCGCCGTTTTTAGTCCAGTCCTCGGATTCTGACTTTGCTTGGTGGATGGCAACGATTTTCCGCACATATGCCGCAGTTTCATCAAGCGGCTTTCCCTCAGCAGTCACCAACCGTTTATGCTTCAGAATCGCCACGAGCCGTTTTCTAACTTCGCTCGGGCCAATGTCGCGCCTATTCGGCGGATGGGTCTGGTGAATGTCGGTGGAGGCTTGATCGAGTACTGCCTGAAAGGGACTTAAGGGTTTATCTGAAGATGAAGACAGAAGAAGTAATGTTGAACCACCCTTGGGTAGCTGGTTGGTTTTTTGTAACTTCTTACTTTCTGCGGAGTTACGCCCACCTGTACTAGACTTTTCGGCCCATTTCTGCTGCTTTTCGCGCTCCAACTCCAGCCTCTTGTGAACCAACCTTGTGTTGTCGGTTGCCGAGTGGCTGAAGCATTTTGTAACCACCCTTAATACGGTGCTGTCTGCACCCTTGCATAACCGTGAGAGCATGACTTCATCGGCAGGAATGCTGCCCTCTCGCCAGCAGTAGGACAGCAGCCGGATATACGCGCCTTCTTCCTCAAGGGTCATCAACTGTACTTGCTCGTCGGCAAGGTAGTCGGCAGCGTAAAACTGAAAAGCTGGAGCCTTCATGCTGTGGCCTCCGCGTCGAACGAGAACACTTCCTGACTTAGCCGCTCGGCAGCTATTTCGCAGTAGCGCTCCTCCCGTTCAATACCCACATACGGAATGCCCAATTCATGGCACGCGTGCGCCGTAGTGCCGGAACCCATAAACGGGTCGCAGACGCTTGTTCCGCCGAAGTATTTTAGAAGCCACCGCGCATGCTGTGGCTTCCTGGGTGTTGGATGGCGCAATGTGGCGATTGCCTCGTCTGTAGCGATTTTGTTGCGGCCATTGCCACGCGCAAACCCCTTGTCGTTTCGTGTGGCGACTATTCGCCCCGGAATTACATGAGCCCCCTCGCGCGAAGGGGGGGGCTCACCAAAGGCATAGGCCACGTCTGCCGTATAAAGCAGGCGTCCGATGTAGTTCGGGCAGGCCAGTTCCAGCCAACATACGCGAAAGAAAGCAAATCGGGCCGGAACTGCTGCCAGAAATCTAGGATCGGAATTGCATCCCAGATGGATCACTATTCGCTTGGTCTCCTTGCCGCATTTATCTAATGCCTCACCAAGAAGCGCTTGTGGGTCTTCGATGTCAAGAAAGACCGAATTAGGCCAAACGGGATCAGTGATTATGGCTTCTGCCTCGACCTGCGGCAGCACTTCCCGGCAATCGCCGTGATAGATGGTTATTCCAGCGTGCTGATAGTACGGCTTCACTTCTGTCGCTCCTCGATCGCCGCGGTCTCAGCCGCCAGCCTGCGCACGTCCTCGTAATCCGCCTCAAGCCGCGCCAGGGCTGCGCGCGTACGGCGTCTCTCGCTGGCACTCTTTTTCTGCCACGGCGCATTGCCATCGTTTTTGCACCGTCCGTGATCCAAATGGAGCCGAGCATCCTGCTCCGTGTAACCGCATGACGGACAATATTCGCGCGTTTCCTCTATGCGGCGGCGCAGCTCTGCCATCAGGCCGGTTATGGGGGTCATGCGGCCGCTTCTCCCCTTGGGAAGTTTAGAATTGCAAACTCCCCGAACAACTCTAGTGCTTTGGCGTCATAGGCGCGGGCGGCCTCTTCCGCCGTTGCGAAGCGACCTATGTTTATCTGTTTGCGATTCAGCCCAATGGTCGCGCTCCACTTACCGCTCCTGGTAGCCGCCACTCCGCGATACGGGCGATTTCCACGCTTTGGCATCACCCTGTTTGCGTTGTTCTGAGTGCGGGTAGCCACTCGTAGATTCAATCTGCAGCAATTTAATCCGTCGCGGTCACGATGATCAACGTGCTGATCCGGTCCGGCCTCCAGCAGGAATCGATGAAGGTAAATCATCTTTCCGGCTTCCATACGCACGGCATAAAGGATGTCCCTGCGCTTTCCGGTTCTCAGTAGTGACCACGTGTATTGAGCCACTAGGCGATAGTCGTCCCGGTCAATAGTGGCGAATTCGCCACGCGAGAGCGGTATCCGGAGCGTGGCCGACGTCATTTACGGTCCCCTATCCGGTACACATAGGTGCAGTTAATTGGGACAGCCGGGCTTGTCTTGCCGCTTAAGTTATTGAGCCGGCAGGGGGAGTTGAACCCCCGCCTTCGGATTACAAATCCGACGTATTCCCTATCGCCACGTGTTGTGGTGTTGCTTTTCAATATATTCACGTCGCCGGTTTGTCGCCATGTGCTCCACTTTTGCCCACCAATACCGCAAACATTGGGACAGGTCATTTGACCCTCCGCAACAGCGGTTTTTCAGCTCGCCCCATGCTTCGCTTCTCTCTGGCGATATCAAGGTTTTCCTTGTCCACGATTCCGTAGCGCCGGTCGATCGACGGCGTCTTCATCCCCATAACCTTCATGCGGACGCCTTCTGGAATACCGCAGTCACGCATGCCCATGTTGGCCGAGCGCCGCAGATCATGGAAGCGCAAACCGGGGAACCCGGCACGTTTGCAAGCGCTGGCCCACGCCTTGCGGATCGTCTTCAACCGCCGCCCGTTGTGCGTAAATAGGGCCGGTTCGCCAGGGCATACCGAATCGTGATAGATCAGTTCCTCAGTGAGCAGATCCAGCATCGGCCCATCGAATATAGGGACCTCTCGCGGCTCACCATTTTTTGTCTTCCGAAGGTATATCGCCAGCCCATCCAGATTGAGGTCAGACACATCGACCGACAGCCACTCTCCCCGGCGAGCGCCAGCGTAGAATGCGCAAGCGCTGACGGCCCTCAGGTAGCGAGGCAATTCCGGCAACAGTTTCTTCTCGAAGTCCTCGTCGCGGATGAACCCTTGGCGCACGTTGTCTTTCTCTGACTCCATCGGGAAATGCGGCAGAGTGGGGAGCGCCTTGGGGCGACGCTCCGCCAAGTCGTTCATAGCTGACCGCAGGAACGCCAATTCCCGATTGATGGAGGTCTGACTGGTGCGCGGCTGCTTCTCGCGTTGCTCCCGGTAGTCGGTCAGCATGTCCGTTGTGATGCGTGTCAGCAACGTGTCGCCAAAGAACGGGTTGAGGTGCTTCCGGGCTTGCGATGCATAGGTCTTGTGTGTGCCGACGGCGAGCTTCTTGCGCTTCAGGAACGACTCCAGGAGTTCCGGGACAGTCAGTGTGTCCCGCCCATTGCTAAGCGTTCCAGCAGCGGCTTTCTGCTGTAATTGCAGTAACAGCTCGACAGCCTTCCCGCGATCGCTGCTGCCGGTGGCGTATTCCTTACCGTGGAACCGCACAGACCAACGCTGACCGCGCTGAAAGACTCGACCGAATCCGTACTGGCGCGTGCGTTTGCGCTTGATACGCATTAAGCTAGTACCGCCGCCGAGTATGTACTGATCGCTTCTTTAATGCCTTCCATCCATGCCGCCTTTACTTCTTGGGGCACCTCGTCCCAGGAAAGTACATACTTAGAATTCCGGAATGCTTGTCTGTATGCCTCATAGGCAACCTGCGCCAAAGCCATCCAGTTCCATTGTTGGTTCATGCGATCCTCTCTACTGACCTTGCCGCCCACTCGTCCAGGTCCACCCGGCGAAACTGCATCGACCTATCCGCCCGCACTGCGGGGATTTGGCCGAACCGGTGTAGATTGCGAAGCGCCTGAACGGAGCGGTCTATATATTCGGCGGCCGTCTCGATCGACATCACCGCTGGCCAGTCATGTCTATCGGGCTGCTTTTTACTGATCCGCTCAGAAATAGCATCCGCCAATTCGTCCAAGAATGTCTTGTCGAACATCAGGCTTCCCCCAACTTGCGCAATTGGCTGACTCTCCAGAATCCGCCGCCCTCAAAGAACGCTATGGCCTCTAAGTTCGGGAATCTTTCGAGGGCGTCTTTACCGTACACTTTGACTTCCTCCACTTTGCACGTAAACGGCGAGCCATCTGGGTTATACCCCCAGTTCGGTCCGGTGACGATATCGCCGGGTTGACATTCACACACCTTCATCTACGCCGCCTTTCCGCTAATTTTCGAGATGTCGTACCCGTAGACGCTGACGGCCAGTGCTGCCCACATATGGCTTGCGATGCCGAACGTAGGACCGGGCGCTTTGCGATTTCCGGGAGGTCCAAGCCGGTCAATCAAAGCTTCCCGCACATGTGAGTCGTTCGCTCTGGCAACCCCGCATAGATGCGTCTTGATGGTAGGTCTGGTCGCAAACTCCGGCATCGTTCGCAGATCCTTCCAGCGCTGAGTAAATCGCCCCGTCCAGAGGATCGTCTTGATGGTTGATGACCCCATCTGCGTGCCGTAGTTCTGCACCATTTCGATGAAGCAGGTCGGGTACTCCAGTTCTGCCCACGCCTTTAGTTGCCACTCTTCCAGTTCGTCATTGTCGTAGATTCCGTAGCCGATAATTCGCGCGCCGTCCCACATAACCGCTGCTGATTTATCGCTGCCGGGATCGATGCCCAGAATTGTCATTTGCGTTTCTTCTCCACGGGCTTAGCCCACTCGCGGGAGAAGCCCCAACCCGGATGCGCGGCCTCGCACGGAATAATGCCAACACCCATGCGGCGGCCGTGAGCGGGTATTTGCCCGCGCTCAGTTAGATCGACCGTCTCGGCACATACCGGACATTGAATTGCCTTTTGCTCGTCCTGTTTCATCGACGCCCTCCCAATAACTCACGCACTTTATTCAGCGCCCAGAACCATGTCGGCCCGAATCCTTCCAGTCGCGCATCCCTGATGCGGTACACGTGCCACCAGCCGGATTCGCGGCAGATTCGGTATTGGGCGGATTGCTTCATCTCAATCGACAAATTCAAACTCAATTCGGGTTACTTCCGTCTCTGGCGCGCAGCCCTTATGGGATGCGCAGAAGAACTTAACGAACTCTGACGGGAATCGCAATGTAGGGTGATAGGCAAACCCTTCCTTGACGCATTCTGCTATCCCGTATCTGACATCGTCGGTCATTCTATTAAGCGGCTCTTGAGAGGTATCTACTACTCGAATTACGGCAAGTTTGGTGATCTTCTCGCCCCTCTTTAATCCTTGACTCTTCAGAACTCCCTGAAGCAGCGTTCCCGGCTTGAGCGCCCGCCAGCCATTCCTGCGCGTAACGGTCTTCGTCCGATTCCGGATCTGTTCCCTCGTTAAAGCGAACGATATATTTCTCATCTATTGCCCTATCGTGGAATATCCGCATCAGTAATGCTTGTCCGCTTCTCCATCTGTATTGCGGTCCAAATCTCTAGCAATGCTGGCCGTGCGCCACTGGTCTTCTCGCCGCGAAACTGATTGCTCCGCTCTACACCTTGCGCGCGCAACGCTGCGCGATAGATACTCTCCGCTTCGTTGATTCCAATCAGCTCTTCTAGTGCTTCCTTGAGCCGCTGGAACACCTTAACCGTGGAAGCAATATCCGTCATCTCCTCACAGAGCACCAGCAACGCATCCGGCGTTATGTCTTCCTCGGTTTCCGGCTGTGCAAACTCGCGCTTGGCCTTGATGGACTGGAACAGTAGCTTGGCTACTTCGCGCTTTTGCTCTAAGTCCAACTCGCTCGACTTGGTAACATTGAACCGCTTGATTATGCGGTCCAGTTCGGCCTTGGCATCTTCGGCTTTGAAGTACTTCGGCATCTCCATCTGCACCAGATTCGTCAGGACGACGTTGACTTGGTTTAGGCTGGCCTGTTTGATCTGCTGATTGAATCGCTCGGAATCGGATAGGTTCTCATCCACAGTGGGCGGTTCTTCACGTCGAATCTGCTGTAGTTTTCTGTCTCTTACTTCCTCTGCCGCCTGCCTGCTTCCGTTCAATCCGCTACCCTCGTTTCCGTCGTCATCCTCTGGAGCGATCCCGGCAACCGCCATGAGCGTATATCGTCGCGCGTAAGTGATTGCGCTACCAAGCCCCTGAGGATCGCTCTTAATCGGGTTTATCGGATAGTCGCCTTCTAGGAACTGGCCACTAGCATGGATGAGTCTGGTAGTAAGTATTAACTGCCCAGAGTCCATTCCGGTGATCTGCACAATCGACAATCCGTACTTAGTAAACGGCTCACGTATCGCATTCCATGCCGCCGAGAGCGATGCATACTTTGAGTTAAAGTGCGGATTCTTGCCATCCTTGGAGGCGTTCTCCACTTCTCCCTGCGCCTGCGAGAGCGCCTTTGCTAGGTCATTAATTGCTTCGCTCTGTCTCATGCGGCCTCCATCTTCAGATTCCGCACGACTTCCAACATCGTATTTTCGTGGTCCTCGATCCGCACCAATGCGCGGGTCTTGAGTTCTCGTTGCGCTTTGGCTATCCCGAATGAGACGCCAGCGAAATAGATTGCAGCGGCACTTCCGATTCCCGCCGCCCACAGAATGACCGTGATCATTTGTACGCCAATCCAATCTGGGAAGCGGTCTCTTCCACTTCCTCTTTATCGAAGAACTTTTCGCCCATGAATGAGATTGCAACCAAGACGTTACAGCGCTTGTGCCCTATTCTGAAGTCGTCACTGCCGCGCGTTCTAAATCCGTGAGACATGGCGTTCTTGAGCGTACGCTTTTCTTCCATGTCGCTATACCAAACAGTCTCGAATGGTTTCCCGTTTCCGCCAATTATTTGGCCGGTTATGACTATGTACCTCATACGGCCACCCCGAATATCTCGTCTAGCGGCTCACTTCGGGCCATACGGCGGATCTGTTCCAGCTCTTGCGACTTACACTCCAAGCAAACGACACGGCCGCTGATCAGCGTGCTGCAATGATCGACGCAGACCATGCCGTTGCACTTCTCGCACATCTGGCCATCGTGCTCATCGATTGCGTCTCGGCACCATACGCATTTCGGCAACGATTCGTAGTAGGCGTTTTCGCGGTCCATTTCGCTCATTTCGCATCCTTTATCTCGGCCAGAATGCAATTGGCGAGCCAGCCTGCCGCGCGCGCTCGCAATGCGCTCAGCGCCCGATCCAGCGCGTCCTCGACAATCCGCAGGCGCTTATTCAGCCGCTCTATCTCTGCCGCGCCGTCCTGCACTGATCGCGCGAGCACCGCTGGCGATACGGCTTTGATCTGGTCGATATTCATCCCTTTTCCTTTGTTGGCACCAAGATAAATGTCAGGAGCGCATCGGGCGATGGATAGCAGATGTTCTCTGGGGCTCATCTGCGCACCGCGCGGCCGGTCTCACGAATATTTCGGCGGATGGCCTTAATAGTCGCCACGATTAACATTCCGAAGCCGATAAGCAATGAGAGGGGATAGGCGTACATGCCGAGCCAAACGCGCGCAATCTGCCAGAACCCCAATGCCCACGGCCATACGGCGACGGCCAACAGGCCGAGCACCGCAACAAGGAACAGGTTCCAGTACATCCAGACTCGGGGCGTCATTGATTCACCTCCTCCGGTAAGTCGATCGCGCTTACTTCTCCCTCGTCATCGCGGTCGTAGTAAGTCTCCATGTAGAACTTGCAGCGAATCTTGATATCTCGCTTGAGGTCGTCGGCTTCCTCGTCGCTAAGTGGCGACACTCCCTGCCCGATCCCATCAAAGTGAAACAGAATATAGGCGTTAGTCATTTCAGCGTTCATGCTTTCCTCCCAAGTACCATCCGGTACGTAGTAGATCTTGCGAATACGCGAGCATCGCCCTTACCGTTGAGGTTCATGGCGTGCCTATTCTGCGGAGTCTTTTTGGCTGTCGTTTCCGACCGCGACGTTAAGCTTCTCGATGACGAACTCCCGCATCTTCTTGCCTTCGGCGGCAGCCTGAGACTTTACCTGCCGGTGGAGATTGATCGGGAACGGACGAATCACTAGCGCCTGCCCCTCGTCTTCTCGTGCTATAGTTTGTGTCTCTTGTGTCATCTGTGTATGGCCTGATGTAACTGTACTCTTTTACCGCTTTACCGTCAAGTAGAATTACCGAAAAACCGCAAGTATTTTTTACGCATCACATTTATGGGAAAAACCAGCATATCGATCCCTGATGAATTGGAATGGGCGTTCAAGGCAGAAGCCAACAAACGCCGGATTTCTTACACCACGGCGATACGCGCCGCCTTCGCCGCGTTCGTCGAACGGAAAGATATTTCCGGAGAATGTATTTCCACGCCGCCCACAGACTCTTCTGTAGATGGTGGCTCAGCCAACACTGAGCGCATCGCGTTTCATCGTATGCTGGACGAGATTCTGGATTCGGGAATCCCGAAATACGTCACAGGAATAGAGGCAAATCTGGAATGGGGAGCCAGATCGACTAACCATAAGAAGGATAAGGCACTTGTTGAAGGTCCAGGAGATACGGAAGACGAGCCGCCCCGCTCTGCGGAGCAGGCTAAACGAGACGCTGAAAGGGCAACTAAGCACGCTGCGGACGCTCTTAGACGCGCGCGAGGAGTTAAATCAGGAGATCGAAAGACTCCAAAACGAGATGCTTCGTGAATACGTACGAAATGGCAGCACACCAGACAATCTCTGGGAAATGTGACCAAACGCAAAAAGGCCCGGGTTTCCCCGGGCCAAATGCTATATCCCTACAGTTCAGTGTTTAGATTATCACACTTGCTGTCCTGATTCCACCGCAGCGAGTTTAATCCGGATCTCTTCCGCCAGCATCTGCAGCGGTTCGGCCGTAACAGGCGTCAGCTTCGTGACGCGCAGATCGTCCTGAATCATCGCAATGACGCAGTCCAGACCGGCAATAAAGCCTTCTCGAAAGTCCTCGGACATTAGCGCCGCAGGCTCTCCATGCGGTCCACCCGCGTGTCCGTATGGGAGATGTGATCGTTTACCCGCTCCATCTCGTCCTTTAGTTGCTGAATCTCGTTACTGGTGGTCTTGTCGGCAGAGCGGTATTCCACCATAAACGTTTTGAAGTCGGTAGCGAGCGAATCCATCTTTTCGCTCATCGTTTCCATCCGGTCTGAGTGTTTGGTGTAATCCACCAAAATCGTCCCGTAGTGCCCCAGCACGCTTCCGGCCGCGATCAACACGAATGTCCAGATATTCAGCCATCCCGGCTTTTTGCCCTGTTCCGACGTACCTAGATCTTGCATGGTAAAGGGGTTCCTGGGTAGAGTAAGTGCGCTAACTAATGATCGCAAATTAGCCTCGTTTCGGCATGCCGGTGCCGGAACTGGCGACGAGTGGAGGGGGTTCGCCTGGGACAGCCCTAGGCGCTAGGTGGCGGCGTTGGCGGGGATTTCTGGAACGCTACCAGCAGATTGCTCAGCAGGTCCTCGCTGGCATTCAGAATCACCATCCCCTGATTGGAATGAATGAAGATCGGCGCGTCTTTCGCGGCTGTTGCCAGCAACGCCAACAGAATCTTCTCAAATGGGTTCATCTTTACTGCTCCTTGATTGTGTGATTGTGAACTGTTAGGGAATGTTTACGGTAGTTGCTGGTGAGCCATTTACCAGCCCATTCGAGCCACCTGTCGCGCCCGACAAGGTCCCGAACGTGTCGATGGTGATGTTCGATAGTCCGACGCTAGAGAAATCCTCTACGTCGAAGTAATACTGCAGGTTTCCGTTGGTGCTGATTACCGAATCTCCGGTCCACTGGATCGCACCCATGTCGTTGACCGCACCACCGCCTCGCTCCACGGACATATCGGTGTTGTCTATCGTGGTGCCGAGCATGTTATTGTTGGTGTTCACGCTGCTGGTATAGCTAAACACCGGGCCTCCCGCATCGTAAAAATATGCTCGCGTGCCATACATCCCGTTTCCGGTAGCATGACTACTGGTGAGCGCAACTCCGCCCGGTTTGCCTGGGCCAGAGTTACCTACCACGTCGTGCTCGTTGGTGATGTGAAAGCCGGAATTAACGTTATTAATCGAGGTGATGTTAGCTCCAGAGATTGACGTGTTTGCTGGAGAATCCGCGGCTGTCAATAAATCCAAGTGACAAGTGAACCCATTGCCGTTGCTTGCGGCGTGATCCGTAGAAACGCCGTTGCCCGACAGCGTAAGATTTATCAACTGTATGTTCACCAACCTGTCGAGCGAGTAGACATGGCCTACTGCTTCATTTGGTTCGATATCGATCCCGGCGTATGGTCCGTCGGGAGCCGCGCCGTTTTCACCCTTTGTGTTGCTGGAGGTCGTGTCGTGGATGTTGCATGTGTCGCAGGATATTATCGTTATTCCATTGCGGCTATTGTTGTCAAATAACGCATTGGCTACCTCGATGCGCAGCGCGTATCCCCTGGTTCCTTCGCCGATGTATATTCCATCGCCGCCAGAGTTGTTACACGCTATGCCCTGAAACAGCACGTCGGTCGACCCGGCGAATCTAATGCAATGCCGCGACTCCCCGCTGGTATATTCTGACTTTCTTCCTTCAATCGAACTAGACCCTGGAGATCCGTTGAACGTGATATTTGAGTGGTTGTCGCAGTTGATGATTGCAACCCCATCGCTGATTCCAGTATTTGCTTTGATATGGGCACCCGCATCCATGAGGACGTTCATGTGATCCACGCACGTTAATGGGTCAACGTTATAGAACCCGCTGGACGGCGCAGGCATCTCCAATATCTGAAGTGATCCAGCCGTAGACGTGAAGGCGTTCTGAATACACGTCGTATCGTTGCCACCAGAGCCAGCCGTGCTGCATCCAGACAGCGTTTGTAGTAGCACGGTAACCGATGCATTGGATGTTCTGAACACTCCCTGCGGCTGCTCTACGGCGCACTGAATTCGATAGTGATACAGGGTGGCAGCGGTCAAGCCCGTAGCCGAAACGGTTCTCGGTCCCGCCACAGTTCCCAGATCGTTAAATCTTGCCGGTGTAACTCCAGACGACGGTATGGCCGACGTCGATACATCAACCGGGCACCCTTGATGATCCGGCGCATTGAAGGCGATTACTGCCGACGTGCTGGTGATTGTGTTTTCTGGAACTCGTGCGCCTGACACCTTGCCGGTTGCTCGTTCTAGCATCGTTATATTTGCGCCAACGTCCTGCGCATCCAAACCCTTACTGGCACCGCCAGATCGATAGGACGATGTATTGGACAGCCGATAGTTGTTGTCCGACAATCCCAGCCAATTTATATCGGTTAGACTGGCCGGACTGGACGGCGCGAAGTTGGGCGTAGATCCCCAGGACGTGATCACCTGCGCCTGTGTCGAATCGACTGACCCCATGACGTTTTTGCTGAATACATAATTGGGCGTGAAGAAGCAATCCGCTAACGCCTTGGCTTGTAGGCCGGTACACGTACCAGTGCCCAATCCGCCTTCCATTTGCATGCCCTGTGTGGATTGGTCAAAGTAGAAGAAGTTGGAGGCTACCAGCGTTCCCTCGACTGGGTAATTCTGAAGTCTGAAAATGTCTGGAGCGCTTCCGGTAGGGCCAACAAAAGTGTTATGGTCGACGATTATGTCTTCACCACCTCCAGGACCTTGAAACATCCAGCCCCTACCAGCTGGACCGCCCGTGGCCACGTATGTTCCGTTGATGTCATAGAACAGATTGTTGTAAACCATCTGGCGGTTGGGGGGAATGGTTATCGGGTCATTTCCACCAACCAACTGAATGTTGATTCCGCCAGGACCGTGCTTGAAAATGTTATTGCAGATATTCGTATCGGTGATTCCCTCACCATTCACTGAGGTAAGTGTGAGAAACAAGCTGGTTGGGGTAACTTCGTTCCAGGTGCGGTCGAAGATGTTGCCGCAAACTAGATTGCGCCAGCCCGCCTTGAACTCCAGCGGTTGACGCATGTAGTAGTGGTGCCCGTCGCTAGTTGCGGAGCCTAGCTGCCATTCCTCTTTTGCGAGAAGCGTATTTCTAATGAAGGAGTAGTCGCCACGAACAAATTGTGTCCCACCCTGATCGTCGAAGTGAATCGTTACGCCTGCGCCCTCGATACGATTGTTGTAAAACACAACAGGGCCGGGTCCGCGCGTTATGGTTCCGCTAGCGCCTTCAGTGGTACTCCCGCCGCCGTCCCAATTAGTCATGTTTAGAAACAGCGAGTTAATCCAAGCTGCATTGAATCCGTTTGCCGTGAAATTTGGACAGCTTGAGCCGCCCCACCTCTGGGGGGTTCCGGTGCTTGAGAAAATGTCGCGATCAAAGATCCAGTCAGTGTTCCAGGTGCTAGTTACGAACTGATTGCAGTATGGTCGATTGCTGCCATCGTTCTCGTTGACTATCTTGATGCCAGGGCCGATTCGGATCTGACCCGCCATAGTTTCGTCTTGTCCATCAGCTTGCCCACCAGTGATGAACCACGCTAAAGAGCCGTTGTTGTTGACGTTGCCAACTGGAACCGTCAGGGTTGCCAGGAACCCGGCCGAGTCGTAATCCTCCGACATCCGGACGCCTTCCGGAGGCAATTGCAGATCTGAAGCGCTCGACCGAATAATGATAGGTAGCAGACCCGGCCGCCGCTGGAACGTGCACGGCGTAGTTCCTTCCGTGCTCGGGCAGTTACCGGATGCCGATACGTGCGGCACGAAATACAGATCTTTAGTGGTCGCCCCGGCATCCGAAAACGCCATCGTTAGGTTGGACCCGTCCCCACAGATGACGTTGACGTTCTGGGTGCTAGTAACCGATGCGATGTGAATCTTGTAGATCCCTCCCTCTACGAACCCATTCGCGAAGTTGCAAGAGGTTGAAGCTGGGGGCGTAGTGGTCCCGTCCGAATACTGCCGCCCAAACGTTACGATCTGCCCCTCCGTCCAAGTGCTTAACGGAAACGCGATGATTCCAGGCGTACCAGGCGTAACGTCAGAATCCCTCCATGCGTGACTGGTTGCGTCGGGAGCATGGACCGCAAATTGAACCTGTCCGGCAGTAAAGGCGGCCGATGGATTGCCAGCGGGACAGACGGCACCTGCCGGGATCTTAATAACCGTGCATGTGCTTCCCTGTATCCCCTGCGCGGTGGCTATCCGCGTGTTTAGATCCGAGCAGTCGGATGCAGCCGTAACCACCGTACAGAGCGATGTATCCGGGTAGCTGGTATCGAATGATGCCGGGGCGGTCGGGAGCGCTGGGTGAGGATTGGGCAACGCGAGGAACGTTATGGCCGTAGATACGCCGCTGCTCCACCCGTCCGAGTTGTGGACCTCTGGGCAAACGTTGTAGGTCAAGCCTGCGGTAGCGCCGGTCACAAGTACGCGCATCCCGCTCGTGAGATTTCCAGGTGGTGTTGCTTGGTCTCCGATTACCGTTCCACCGGTTCCACCGGTACACGTGCCTGGGCTGGCGATATATCTGACTTGCCAGTGATCATAAGCTCCAGACGTGTTGAATGTAATTCTGGCGTCGGAATGGCTTATCGCATCCACTCCGGTGATGGTGACAGTGGGGGGGACCGCAAACAGCGGCAACGCCAAAAGAAGCAGAGTAAGGCGTTTCATTAGTTCTCAATCCACAACTGAATGTCTGAAGCAGAGAAAGTCGCTGTTGATATACCGTTCTGCGAGTAAAGATTGCAGGTGACAACATCACCGGCAGTAAAGTGCTGAGAGAATGACGCCACTATCGCGCCAAAATTCACAATCGTTCCGTTTCCACCAGAGGCAGCTATTTGAGTACCATTTCTCATAACAGTCAGGAATTCCCCGCCAGCGCCGGTGTCTGCGCCAGTCCTGACTTGACAAGCGCCGTGGTAGAAACCAGTTGCTACGACCGTGAATTGATCTGGATTGGAACTCGTGGAGTGAGTAACTCCAGATGTGTTGTTGGCGTCATTGGTCCCGTCAAAATTTATATTTGATGACGTGCCCGCACCGACAGCCTGCGTTGACGTAGCGGTAGCCAGAAACCACACCTTGCTTCCGCTTCCGCCACCTAGCGGCGTATCCGTTCCGCTGGAGTTAATCTGATGAAACGTCCCGTCTGTATTCGCGTACAGATGCAAGTTACCGGCAGATGGCGTAGATCCGCTCGACTGAGTTGTAAAGTCAGCACCGATCTGATACAGCCAATTGGCCGCAACGGTGCTGGTATTAGTTAGGCGCGGTATGATGCTGTAATCGAGCGACAGCACATTGGTTGATCCGGGCGAGCCAGGGCACGACGTACTTCCCCAACACATCCCGCCGCCTGACGCTAGCGAAAGCCATTGATGCCAGTTACCGGTGCCGGAACCAGTCGAATAGTAGAGCGGCAATCCGGCATTCGCGGCCGATGTATCGAAGTAGGCACCGCCCGCGGCTGCCGCGCTGGGCGGGCTAGCGAATGTGCTCGTTTGGAAGCCGGTCGCTATACCGCTTCCCGCCGCAGCCCATTTCAGCCCCAGGGTTTGGGTTGAATCAGAGGTCAATACTTGCCCGTCTGTCCCAACTGGCAACCGCGCATTCACCGTAGAGAATCCATACAGATCTCCCTTGGTGGTTAATGGTGACGAACTCCCGCCCGCTGCCCATTTGATGCCCAATGTTTGAGTAGAGTCGGCCGTCAGAACTTGCCCATTGGTGCCGACCGGGAGGCGTGCTGCGACTGTCGAGAATCCGTATATATCGCCCTTGGTGGTTAGCGGCGATACTGAGCATGGCCCCCCCGCCGTGACTATCCGGTAGGGATTGGACCCATATTGCAAACAATCCCCGGCCGCTGGCGGGCTGCCGATCAGATACGCCATCGCCAATGTGCTTGATCCATTGCCGAACTGATACGTGTTCGACCCGGTATCGTAGGCGATTGC